CACTGAGCCATTAGTCACTCCAACTTAATCTTTCTGGTCTATACCTTTGTGCGCTTTTAATTTTTGATGGTGAATAACTTCCTGGATAAATGTTCTGAATAATTGCTCCAGGATATTGACTTAGAAGATGCTCGGCAAGTTCACTCTTGCTCATCATCGGACCATCAACTTCAAGGCGGTAGATTTTACCTTCCCAAACAATATCAGCAGAGAATGATTCTTCCTGCTGTTGCTCTGGTTGGGAACCACCTACGTTTAGAGTTCCGTTGAAATCACCATTGATGGTGATACTTTCTTTTAAAAATTGTTGAAAACTTTTCATCAGCATCTCCAGCGTTTACGTGCTTTACAAATTGCTTTATCTGGGGTCTTGGAGCAATCGATGTTGTGCATCTTTCTCTGACCGTTGGAGCGAGCGCAGAAGGACTTACGTCTTTTTGCTCTCTTACCACCAGGGTTCTTCTCAGTTACAGCAGTCTTAAGTTTAGAACCTGGGTTCTCACGCTTGTAAGCATTAACTGCTTTCTGACTCATACCGTCAGTCTTATCACCTTTATTGACTTTTTGCCAATCTTCACCAAGGTCTTGTCTCCAATTAGAAAACTCTTCAAATCTTGCTTTAGTCTTTATTCTTTTTTTACCAGATGGTGATGGGATGAATTCACCCATTTCCGATGCTTTCATATCATCAGTATCTACATCACCATCAACATCGGCATCAATTCGCTTTACTGCTTTTCCTACAAGTTTTTTAAGATTACCGCCACCTATATTATGTTCTTTTTCTTCATTTGCTTTTACGCAACGATTATATGTTTTACCAAATAATTTTTGTGTTCCTGCTTTCTTATAACCTTTCCAGCACTTTTTACCTGCTTCATCAATTACTGATTGTGATGGTTGAAGAGGTTCTGGTTTAATTAAATCAATGGTTTCAAATTCTAATGCTTTAAAATCATCTCTCCAATTATAAAAATCATACGATTCATTTTTAGATTTATTACCCCAATTTTTAGCACCAACTTTGCGACATTTAACTAATGCGCCAGAAGCATATGCTGAAGGCCAAACAGAATACCGAGACTTAACCTTGTGGTAACAGGCATCCTTTTCACCTTTCTTTTCTGCCATAACTTCCTCGGTTTTTACGTTAATTGCCTTACCTTTTCTATCAGGATTTGGATCTTGACGTTGCTTGCGGCGAAATGCTGCCTTTTCCTCATCCTTATCAAGATTTCTCTTCATTTTTGAAGAACCGCATTTTGGTTTAGTGGTTTGACCTGGTTGGCGGGCACATGGCTTTCCTGCATATTTGCCACCCAACTGAACCCAACCAGGGGTGCCATCAGAAGAGCGACTCTTGCTAAACCAGTCACGCAAAGAACTATCACCACTTTTTGATTCATTCACATCTTCCTCAGTTATAGTTCCTTCCAAACATTGGCATGGATCACAAGCACAAATTGGGCAAGTCTCCTCATTGGTTACATAATCTGCAGCGGTGTCAATGTAATCTGCTGCCTTTGTAATCTTAGATTGAACCCATGCTTTGAGCTGCCCTTCACCTTTCTTACCCATCTTTTTTTGAAGACGTTTGGCTGCATTAGTAACAGTCTTTAACTGCGACCTAGCCATAGAGTATTCGTGATCTTTTCCTTCACTCATGTTTCTAACTTACAGTTTATTAACTGACGGAATCTGACTTATTATTATTTAGGAATCCTTGTTTTAACATTTTTTGTAATTCTGAAGTGGAACCAACAAAAACAGCATTGTTTGTAACATTATTTGTTGTCTTTACAGTTTCATCTTCAACATCTTTTAGTTTTTTCTGCAGATCTATCAATTTATCAGTTGTATCGGCAACACTCTTTATTAATTGACCAGCAACTTCATATGCTCTAGGGCTAGATCCTTCTTCAGCAACTTCCATTATTCCATTAATAGCTTCTTGCCCTTTTTCTATTAATGAGTATAAATTGGCACGTGTATATTCATAATCCTTCTGTACATCATTTTTAGATTCTTTTTTATTAGACTCTACAATTTCAGTAACTTCGGATTTTTCAATTGAAGTATTATCAATAGATTCTGAAGAAATATTTAAAGCATTATTTAACTTTTCATAATTATCTTTCATATTACTCAAATATCAACTTTCTGTGTTGGACTAAACTCTTTGGAATTATCAAATGATTCCCATCCACCATCAAATCCAAAATCATCATCTGGACCAGCATTTATTGGATCTGGTGTAACCGTATATCTCATTTCACGTTTTGCTGATGAAACATCGGTTGAAGAATGAGTATCGACTTGAACTTTGCGGATAAGACCATCGCTGGTTTCAGGAACAGGACCGAAGAGATATGTTTTTGCGGTAAATTGTAGTGTATATATTAAAGCTCTTCTTGTAGAAAAATCTCCTTCATAGTCATCTTGGAATGAAACTCCACCTAAAACTATTGGTACATCTCTTTTCTCACCAATAGAATCAACCAAATCAAGTGTCATGGTAAATGATGGTTGGAACATTGGCAATATTTGTTCAACTATTTGTAAAGCATCATCATTTAATTTTGAAAAAATATTTAGTTCAAATCCGACATTATAAGGTACAGGCATGAAAACTTTTTTCAAATTGTTGCCATCACTTGCTTTAAAAGATTGTACCAAACTAGTTTTTCTAGTACCATCATATTGAAGAGAATTCATTTCAAATGACATTCTCGGTAAAGTAATTTGAACTGGTTTATTTAAATCACCTTGCTGGTCTAATCTTGCTAAAAACTTTTGTGAAGGACCATAAGACAATGGAACTCTCATTTCACTGTAGGTATCTCCATCAGCATCTTTATGTTTTATTTCAATTGAATTGAATAATGTACCGAACGAAACTATAGTTTTCCTTATAATTTCGTGATAGTAATAAGTTCCTAACATTAGTAATTACCGAATGGATTTTTCTCTGTAAAATCAAGAATTTGATCTGCTTCAGTTTCTAGATCTTCATTTTGTTCATATTTATCTATAAACTCTGAAGAAGAGACTTTTTTGAGTGCATACGTTGCACTGGATGCTGTTCCAACAATAACTTCTCCAAGTATAAATTCACCATCAATAACACCTACAGTTAAGATATTTGTATCTTTATCCCACTTTTTAACTCTTGATGTTGTTTGAGATGCTTGTCCTCTAACAGTCTCATTGAAAGAATATGTTCCAATTCCTGTTATTAATGGTGGATCCGCAATATCTATAGATGGATCTTCAGTGTATCCATAACCAGCATCTCTGATTAATATTTCAGTAACGCTATTTCCAGTTCCAATTCTTGATATTGCTGTAGCAGTAACACCAACTCCAGGACCACTGATAGTAACGATTGGATTTGTAGCGTATCCCTCTCCTGCGGTTGTTATTCCTATAGGTCCTATTCCATAAGATGTAGTTATTATTTCAGCCGTTGCAGCGGCACCAACACCACCATTGGTTGGATGAATTGTCACTGTAGGTGCTACAGTATATCCAGCTCCTGGATTTGTGAGTAATATCTCTTGTACGGAATATGCATCACCAATATTGGTAGTTATTGCAACAGCTGTCGCATTTATTCCACCAGATGGTGCAGTTGAAATTGAAACTGTTGGTATACCATTGTATCCACTTCCATCATTATTTAAAATGATTCTTCTTACATAATTTGTAACAGTTGATGCAGTTCCAGTTGCAGATGCTCCAAAAGCAAACAATTCCAGAGTTGTAATGTATCCTTGATTCTCCAGTACAGTATCCATCTCCGCTGCAACAGCGGTAATATCGGAAAATCCTCCAATCTCATCTTCAAACTCAAAGAGTTCACATTTTAATTCATAAACATAATTTTTTCCTAATTGATAAAATGGTTGTTCATGCTCAACAAATTTTACTTCAAATAATCTTTTACCAAGTGGGAAGTATATAACATCACCTTCTCTAGGTCTTGAAGAAATTGTTATCTCATCTTCATCCATTCCATCAAGAAATGGGACAACAAAATCTTGAAATCTTTCTTGTGAAATGGTCAACGTTAATTCATCACGCAAACTCATTCCAAACTTTGTCATTATATCACCAGCACCACTATATCCATCAAAATTATTAATATATGCTTCTATTGTAAAATTATCATCAAATCTGGAAGTTGTAACTTCGTTTAAAATAGTGTCTCTCCTTACAAATTTTCTTGGTATGTAAAGAACTTCAACACCATAAATTTTTAGGTGTTCATTTATAATTTCTTGTACTAATCTTTGCTCTCCAGGTGATCCTTGGAGAAAAAACGGGTTTAGTGCCATTATCCGATAAAGTCAAGGGGTGGTAATTCATAATCTGTAGACATACTTTGCTTTATATCATCAAGTTCTCTTTGAGCATCTTCATAGAGTTCTCTACCATTTAATTCAATTCCACCAGGAAGTTTTACTCCTCTGAATTTAATTAAATTTTGTCCCCATTGTCTTTTAATCAAAGCGGTGAGATAACGCTTTAAGAAACTATCATTATAAACACTTGTAAAATCTGTAGGATCTAATATTCTATAACAATCTATAACCAGAAAATCTCCAACACCAGCAGATTTAATATCAAAATCCATATATAATCTATTCTGGCGCTTATTAAATCTAATTTGCTTATCTGGAGTTAACAAATAATCGATATCTTCCAAATAAGATTTAACCATAGAATATTGAAGTAAATCAATAGAATTAAAATAATATAAATCGTTTAGAAATAGTTGATACTTAATACTAAACATACCAGATGATATTGTACTGGCATTAAATTTAAATATTTTTTCAACCCCAACTACTGAATCGGGAACCTGTAAAAAGTTTGATGATTCGTAAAAATTGAATGTTTTTGCTTCACCGTTTATGGTAGCAGATGCTGTTGTAGTAGTAATACCTGGACCAACTGGTGGTTTTGATGTTGCTTTTGATCTGTCAATATCATCTTGAGTAAGTTGATATTTTAAAAACATTCTTTCAACACCATCAAAATGACGTTCATGAAAATATTGTAGAGCATCATCAACTAAATCATCAATTTGATCATCAGCGACATTTATTTCTAATACAGGAGCACCCAATTGTCGTAAACAATAATCAATCAATTCTTGTCTTGTAGCGGGTTTTGCCATTGATTTTCTCCCTATCTAGTAACACCTTCTCTAACCAAAACCATTCCCTCAACAACACGTGTTGTTTCTCCGTTATTGGTTAATAGAACATCATATACATATCTTCCAGATTTTAAAGAAGATGTTGAAGACGCTGGTAAAGTAAGTCTCAGTTGACCAGTTGATGCATCAACAACAGATGTTGTAAATGTTGTAGAAGTTGCACTACCAGCCCATTTTCGCATTTGAGATTCTATCGTTGCTGTAGATAGATCTAATGCAGAATTTGAAGCAGCATCTTCAAGAAAAAAGTCTTGAGTAAATGTTGCTCCTGCATTAATAACTAAATTACTTACGTATATTGATGCCATTAGATTAGGTTTATACCAATATCTTAAAAATATTTATATTGGATTAGAAGGCCATGATGATAAAACTTCTTGCTGTTTTAAATACAACTTGGCATAAGATTTTGCAATATCTTTCAATGTATTGATGCAATCACATGATTCTATTTCTGAAGATAATTTGTGATATTCAAACGATTTACTCAGATTATCGAGTTTTATTTCTTCAGGATTCATTTTAAAAACTCCTTTAATAGTGTTTTAATTTCATTTAATTCAGATCTTAATGAATCTAATTCATTTTTTTCATTTTGCTTTTGCTTTTTCAATTTCATATAGGAGTTATATTCTGAAGTATTATTATTAATAATTGCTCCAGAATTTTCGTCTCTATAAAGATCTTTATGTCCTTCTATTGGTATCATTATGCTAATGCAACTGCTCTAATATCTTTAAATTTCAATGGTGTTGCTTCATTAAATCCACTCATAACAATTTTTATACTAAATCCAACAAACTCACCCAAATTGTTAGCAGTAAATTCATATTCAGAGTATTCACCTTCAGCAGATGATCCAACAAAGAAATCGGAAGAACCATCATTTAAGAGAGTATCTATTACAATATCACCCACACCATCTCCATTTACATCTTTTAAATTACTATAACCAGGGAATAATTCATAAGATTGTTCAACACCATTAGAATCTGGTCTAATTAGTTTGAATAATACTCTAAAATCACTATTTGGTGAATTGTAGCAATTTGTTAAAACTTTCAATGAAGTTGCTGGTTTTAATAAGTTTATTTGGTTGGAAATGTAAACCGATGCATGTGGATCATTTGACAACTCATTTGATCTATTATCAGAAGCGTAATCAGAAATCGGTGAATTTAATCTATTTCTAATCAGTGAGAATGAAGCACCATTCGCCAAATCAATAACTGGAGAAACATTATTATTTTTACTTGTCATTGATATAGAAAGAATCAATGATTTATATCTGGGCATTTGTTGTAAATATTCCAGTTCATTCATTCTAGATGCAACTAATCTAGTTGAATCAAAATCATTTTTTGCATTAAGTGCTATTGGTTCCAAACCTTTGTCATTAAATGAAGTTTCTGTTCCATTAGAGCTAGTTCCAGTAATAGTTCGGATAGAACTATTAATAGAAGTTTTGGGTGGAGTTAAGAAATTGAAACTTGGAATAATTGAATTAAATTGATAATTTTGTGTAGATTTACAATTTGATCCACCAAAAGTTTTTCCTTCAACAAAATTTGATACTGTTCTATCTGCACGTGGATATTCTATGAAGAAGCTATCAGTAGTTTCTAAAGAATTTAAATATTGGGAGGATGATTTTTGATGTTTGGTATTAATTCTAGTTAGTCCTACTCCAGCACATTCATATTTGTATACCATATCATTAACACCATGGTTTCTTATTGTAGATCCATGAACACCTCTTTGATTAATTTGCAGAGATCCAGAATTAACTTGATTATATGATATAATTTCGTTATTAATTAGCATATATCCAGTTTGGACTCCAGCAACAGCAACATTATCATATACTACAAATTGCGATGTGTCTGCAATTGATACTACAGTTGAATCGGCAGTAATATTTGCAGTTAACTGTGACGGAACTGTATCTGGGAAAACACCACTGATTTTTACATAATTATTTGTTGAATGCATACCATGACTATAATTATCAACTTTGAATACATTTCCACTGTATAAATCACTCAAGTTTCTAGGATCTTTAATAACAGATGTTCCAGCCAAAGAAACTACATTATCTGCATCATCTAAAACACTTAAACCATAACCAAGTAAAATACTGTTATTTGCATTGATATTTGTCAGAAGTAATGTATCTACTCCATTTATCGATGAAACACCAACAATTGCACCACTTCCTGATGGATTTGTTGTTGTTTTTATACCCAGCAAATCACCTACCGAATAACCACTTCCACCATCGATTATAGTAACGGAACTTAATTGATTATTTGCAAATGTTAGATTTGCAGTAACGTTATTAACTTCTGGACCAAATCCATTAATAGTATATAACTCAGCATTAGAATAAGTTCCATTACTATATCCAGCACCGACACTGTTTGTTGTTATACCTGATATTTTTCCACCACTTTGTTCAATAAATCCATGAACATCATTTGATACTGATCCAAATATAACTTTTCTACCATAATGATAGAATTCTGAATCTAGGTATGATGTTGTAATTCCAATTACTTGTTTTTTGGGGAATGATGTTATAGGATTTGAGACTAAATTATCAATATTTGCATCATATTCTTCATTTGAGTTACTATTTGATAGTAATGGATTTGCAAAAAATGCTGTTCCTGATTCTACAAATTGTGCTTTATATAATCTAAATTTCAAATCTTGTAAAAGAGATGCTGTTGCAATAGCACCATTCTGTGGTTTATATAAATTTCCACCTACAAATTGATTTGAATAAATTATCTGTTGAGAATTTGGGAAATTTTGTGTAGCAACTGTGGATTCATTGGATGTAGCAGTCCAAACAGAATATGATGAAGATGATGCTGAAAATAGTGTTAATGAATATTGCTTATTTGGTTCCAAATAAACTGGGGATCTAAATTTAACATTAGTTGCAACACTACCATCAGTAGATGTAGTTATATTTGCTGGTAAAATTTGAGCTACTGAGAAATCTTGTAATATTTTGGCAGTTGGACGACCACCAAGATCAACTTCTCTAATTTCTACAGTTACTTTTTCGGTATCATCTTTTTTAGAGAAGAATAAATCTAAAGATGTTAAGAATCCACCCTCATTATCAACTTTAAATGTTTGTGAAAGATAACTCTTACCCGTTTCTAATACAGATCTAGTAGAAACTGGTCTTCTAAGTAAGGATATATTTGAAGATTTTGGATTATCACTTAGATATAATGAACTTTCGCAGAAATAAGATCTTAATGATATTGAAGATGTTTGAGTGGATGTAGAATCTGTTTGTAGTCTAAATGTTTTATCACTAACATTAAATAATGTTGATGGTGTTAATGTTGTAAATGGATTTCTAACATAGAAACAACCTATCAAATCTCCCACATTGTCTGTAATAAGATCTTGAGAAGTTACATCACACTGAGCTCCACTCGTTTTACCAATTATACGCATACCTTCAAATACATATCCGTAAAATCTTCCATCAGCATTATCTGCTAAAGAATAAGTGTCAATATTCAATACTGATGTTGATTGAGCATAATCTGTTAATATTTCTGTTGATTGGTATGGATTAACTGCATAAGTTTCTGATGGAGCACTGAATAATCCATTTTTATGGTTTGGTTCACATATTCTGGAAGAGAAAACTTTTTTATCTCCAACATATCCTTCAATAGTTTCTCCAACTGTGAAAATACCAGATATCATATTAATTTTCAAAAGTTTTGGAATGATATCAACAGAAGATGACCCGTCAAGTGATGATGTATATCTACTTAGTGGTACTAAATCAGAAGCAGAAAATTGTACATTTCTACTTCTCATCTTATTACTATTTTCAGAACTTAAATATAAGTTTGAAATATATGAATTATCCCATAAACTTTGCGATCTAATAATATTTCCTTTTTTATTATTAATTGTTTTTACCCATAAATCAGTTGATGGGAAAAGTGCAACTTTTCCATTAAAATTAGATAATCCATGTGGATTTAAATTTTCTTCGGTAGTTGCAAATTCTTGAGAAATATCTTCCCATAACTTTTCACTATAATTTAAGGTTATTAAATCACCAGTTTTTTTGATATTTGGATCTAATAAATCTATATCAGTGGAATAATCTGCAGTCTCTAAATTAATACTATTACTTGGTAAAATTTGAGATTTTAAAGTATGGATAGAAAGATCTGTCGTTAACTCACCATTAGATCCATCGATAGATGCTCTTGTATCTTGATTTTTAAAATCAATTGAACTAGTATCAACAAAACTATCCGCAAAAAATCCACATTTAAACTTTGAAAGACCTAATCCATCATCATCAATGACTTGTAGTGATTTTACGTCTAACTCTAATAAACTTAAAGTTGCAAATTTTTCCAAATTTTCAATTCTCTCTTCAAGAGAACCAATATCTTTCATTGTATATCTTTTATTCTCTATTAAAGAAATTTTTATATCATTAACATCATAAACATACGCAGGAATTTCTAAAGTTGCAATATTCATTGCATCACTTATTTCTGTAGGTGGTTGTGGATTAGGAGATCCAGATCCTACTATCAATTGAAAATTACCACCTTTATTTAATACTAATCTGTCTATTCTTGGCACATAATATTGATAACTAACCACAGATGATTCGTTTGGTGCAACAACAATCTGTGGATTTGCCAGTGATGTTGCAAAGTTTCTAGTATCGAAATTAAATGGTGATGTAATTGTAGAATTAAATGTTGAAACTCTCGGTCTGAAATCAAGAACATCAGATGCTCTTGAATTATTATTCAAAGATGGAACAGAATTTTTAAAGTTGGATGTATTATAGCTACTAGCAGTATAAAAATCACCAGAATCTGCTTCAGAAACGCTATATGCATTGTAAATAACAGTTAATTTTTTAGCTGGGACAACTGTTCCTGAAGATCGAACTATTTTTGAATAGTCGTAATATTGTGATTTTTGTCCCTTATCTAATATAAAATCATCAGTTCTATCAATATAAGCACCTGGTGTCAATGAAGAAATGGGTGAACTAATATTTGATTCTGAGAAAGAGACTACATCCGAAGGTGTAAATCTATTTGAATTTAGATAAACAAATGTAATGTCAGTTGTATTAATACTTACAATTTGTCCAACTGCTTCACTTATTGATCCAACAATTCTTTCACCAACAATTGCACCAGAAATAGAAGATGCTGAAAATGATAGTTTATCTAGAATTGCTTCAGAACTGTTAGTTGATTCATAAATTGCAATTACTTCAGAAACATCTGGAACATTAAGAGAGATATCTTGATCTTCAACTCTAACTCCATAATATTTACTAGTTGATAAACCACTTATACCATCAGATATTCCTAATGATGTTTTATCGATTACTATTTTTTCACTCTTTTTATAAATTTTAGATTTATTTCTAACTACAGTTTTCTTTAAAGTAACTACTACTGTTACATCATTTTCATCAGATTTTAATCCGTATAAAGTTAATTCTTGACCAGAATTTGTTATTTCTAATTTTCCTGCAGTTAAAGTCTCTATTGTTCCATCATTGTAGAAAAGAGAATATCTACCTACAGAATATGGCTCAAATGTAGCATCGGCAAGATTAAAATTATCTACAGTAAGTGCTAATGTTCCTGTAGATGAAGTAGTTTTTCCAGTAGCTTGCTTAACTATTGTTAAAGTAGATGAAGATAAATTTACCGAGGATACATTTTTATTTTTTAATGGTGAATATAGATTTGAATTTTCTTTATTTTGTATTGTTGATTCTCCAATAGTAAATAAAGTTTTTAAATTTTCAGATCCACTATGAAGTGATCCTAAACAAACATCATCAACATTTGGAACAGCACTAACGGTCATTTCTAACTTATCAGTTGAAATACTTTCAACTTTGTTGAAAAATTCTGTTGCAAAACCTACTTTTTGATAGCGAACTATTGACCCTACCTTAATACCGTCAAAAAGTTTTCCTGGAGATGTAATTGTACTAATTCCAGAACTTTCTGGTGTTATAATAATTGAGTCCGAAACGTTAAAGTTGGGAGCTATATTCTTATTCAAGAAAACGTCTGCAGAAAAATCTGTACTTAGACCAGATAAAGACAACGATGAAGAATTTTGATATACTGATTTTATATCTTTACCACTGTAAATTTTTACATCAGTTATACTTCTCTTTATATTTTTATTTTCATTAAATTCTAATTCTTCATTAACTAAAAATGTTCCTGAAGTTTGATAAACATATAATACATTTGTATTATATGGATTTTCTGAAATAAATCCAGAAGATCCACTACGCAATCCTCTAACACGTGATCCTTCAGAAACTTCTGATGGTAATTCTGTATTTAAAGTTAATTTTGTATATGTCTGGATATCGTAAAGATATAAATTCCATCTACTAGAATTATTTACATATGAACTATCCGATGCAGAAAATGAATATACTCTCGCTTTACCAATTGTTGTACCAGTTCCTGCAGTATTGTTTGATTTTCTTGAATCGAAAAGATCTATTGTATAAGAGTTGTTTAGTCCTATAGCAGGACAACCAGAGACATTATTAGTAACAATAAGACTTCCCATTTCAAATTGAACTGGGGATAGAGATACAGTATTAGTAGATCTTGCTTTTCTAATGTCTAAAACATTTGTTGCAGATTTTTCAATTTCGTTACCAGAAACATAAGCTTTTCCAGAAGAAACTTTTACACACAATAAGTCTTCTCTAGGAATGTTATTTTGATCCGTTCTTTCACTTCTCTTATATAACCCACTTAAATCTGTTAAATTATTTAATGAATCTACAACATCTACTGAAAATGGACTTACTGTGAAATGTCCAGTCTGCTCAAATGTTCTTTTAGCTAGATAATCCTTAATTAAAGAATAATCTGATGTGTCTTTTACTTTTTTAACTACACCATTTGTTATCCTTAAAATTTCAATAAAGTTTGTATCATTGAAATCTTGTAATCCTTGTTTGGATAATTTTGTTGTTAGATTAAACCTATCGGCACCTGGTGCTGAATAATTTGTAAATCCTTTAGCATTATCATATAAACTATTATCATCAAAAGATGTTACAAAATTTTCAGTTATACTTAATCCAACTCTATATGATGGTGTATTAGTATACTGATCTAAAATTATTGTATCTTGGGATACTTTAACGAATAATCCTCTTATAAAGTATATACCAGGAGATATTGAAACTGCTGATCCAATTTTTACCGAATTAGCATCTATAAGAGATCCAATAGTATTTCCACCCGTAATAACTGTATTACCATATTGTATACTATCTACAATGGTTAATGTTTCACCATCTACAAAACTTGTATTCTGAAAAGATGAATTTGAGTTTGTATATTTTACATATAAAGTAGTTACATTTTCTGTAGAATCTACTCTAGATAAAACATTTTGTACTACAGCAGTAACTTGAGAAACATCTCCAATAATTTTTTTACCAATCAATTCTTTGTAATATAATTCAACATCTAATCCCAAATGAATTGGATTAATTTTTACTGCATAATAATTTGGATCATAAGAAACTTCACCTGGTACAACAACCGATCCATCTTTAAATATACTCTTACCTAAAGAAGATACTTGCTCTTGAAGTATTGATTGTAGAGTAGTTAATTCTCTAGCTTGGACTGGATATCCTGGTTTAAATAATACTTTGTAATAATTTTTTTCAGCGTCAAAATCATCAAAATATGGTGAGACGTTTAAATTTGTTTTAGCCATTTTGATTTTTTAGAATTCCAGTACGATTTTAATATCTTCTTTTTGTTTGGGATTTCTATTTACAATAGGTCTATTGTCAATGTAAACAATATCTCCCGTCCTTTCATTTATCTCTGGTAGAGATATTCCATTTGAAAATGAAGAATCCAAATCAACTGTTTTTGAACTAGAAACTTCAAATGTTGATTGGTTAAATGAAGGATCAATTCCAGCACTAAAACCTGAAGATGTTGTAATTAATCCACCTTCGGTCGAAAAACCTACTGGTTTTCCACTTGTGAATACATCTCTAGAGTCTTTTTGGTCATATGTTAAACTATTATAATATAATGATCGATCAGTAAAATATTTTAGCACTTTAGTTTCACCATCATATGATGCAATATATCCAACTGCAGTTCCAACACCAGTAATTGATTGATAAATTTTAGTCCCTGGAGTTGCTAACTCTGATTGTGATATTGTACTATCAATTAACTTTAAAGAACCTAAATTTGAAAATGTACTATCAGTATATTGTGTACTATCAGATCCATATATTGTTGGATTTTTTAAAATACCAATTTGAGAAAATTTTACATCAGATGGAAAATCTTTTGTAGAATCATCAAATCTAGCATATACTAAAACTCTCTCACACCCAAGTTCTGTATAGATGTCATATCCATGCCCAAGTGATGGTGGAATTATTGGGATTAAATGAGCAAAAGATGTTGCTCCTTGATTGATTGGTGAAAGATCTACTCTACCATAAGTATAATCTTTACCCCCATTTGAAACGATCACATCATTTATCTTTCCACCAACAACATCCACAAGAACTTTAGCACCACTACCATCACCAACTATATTTAAAGCTTCAGATGTTTGTGTATATCCAGTTCCAGAAGCTTCTATGAAGACTTTTTTAATCTGGTTTTCATTTATAGATGAATCAGCACTTTTTCTTATGGCTTTAATATCTGGATTATTAGTTGTTTCCCAATCTGCAGGAACAGGAACATATTCGATAGAATCAAATTTTACAATATCACTAGGTGAAACTGTAAACATATATTTCCAAATATAACCATCACCACTTTCACCCGCTCTTGATGGTTCTAAATCAACAAATGTTGGTTCATCTTGTGATGGATTACCTAATCTATTAGTATCTCTAGATCCATTATCAATACACAGATATACTCTAAAATCTTTATTAATTACATAATAATTTGCATCATATAATCTATTAGAATTAGTTTTTTGGGATTGATTGGATACTGAATAATCATGACGATACATTTCATATATTGTATTCTTAGTCCATTCAACTTTACGGATCAATCTTCTAACATTATCTGAAGTAATTTTTTTACCAAAAATTACAGTATCTTTAACATGATTTACGTAACTAAGACTATCTTCTGGAGAAGGAATATTTGTATTCCAGTCAGTTGTTCTACCGTATCCAACATTAGATGGTGTAGGATTTGCTAATCCTAAAAATATGTAATAAGAATTATTAGGGTCCTTTACAGAATCCACAAAGTTTTTAGCATTTAAAACCCTAAATTGGTCAGTGACGATAGCAGCCATTTATTTTTATTATTTGCTAATACAACTATTTAACATTATTTATATCTAATTAGGATACAAATATCTTTTCAATTGCACCAGTATTTCTTAAACCAGTGGATCTTCTATGTATTGATGGGAATGATGATAATCCAGGTGATACATTATAATCACTCAAATCAATAGAAATTGGTGAAGTTTGAGATCTAGTTATTCCAGATAATCTTCCCCAACTAAATTTACCAACTACATCACCAAAAGTGCTAATTCCAGCAGGATCAATTGTATCTTCGTGAATATTTGAAACAAGTTCAGCTCTTAAACTCAGATCAACTATATTATGAATTTCATATATATTGTCACAATAGGTAGTTCCAGTAGAAACATTTAAAGTACCATTTTGATCAACTGACGTTACACCAGATCCAACTGATGTTTCGGAGACATAAATTGGATATAAAGTTGATAAATCTGTGAAAGATATATTTTGGTCATACTCAACAAAGAATTTAATTGCCATTCCATGCCCATTAACTCCATTTGTCGTTGTAATTCCTGTAATAATTCCAGAAAAACCTTGAACTAAAGATATATTTTGAATATTCTCAGTTAAAATATTTTCAGTTGGAGCAATAACTTCTGGAATATTGGTGCTGGTGTATCCAGCGCCAGCATTTGTAATATCAAAGGGACTTGTAATTGTTCCCGCTGCAGAAACTGTTCCATAAACTTCAGGTAAAGTTCCACCATGTGGTGGATTTCTAAATTTCAATTTAACACTATTTGCAACACCAACATATCCAGATCCACCATCAGAAACGAGAATGTTAGTTATTTCACCATCACTAGAAACAACAGCAGTCATAGCTGCAGATACTATTTCTTTATTTGAAACAATTATGGAATTAAATTGTGCAATATCTTGACCAAAATCATTTTCTTCATAATTGAAAAACTGTGCTTCGTCTAAGAAAATTTGATTATCTGATGCCGAAACAGATTTTATAATATTTCCAACAGGAATAATCTTACTTTCTAAACTATCTCTATCTTTTGTCCTTACAATCTGTCCTACAACAGAGTCAGTCTTTTGGGGTAATAAATCAATTGGTTTTGGAGTCACTTGATTTATTCCTTGTCCAAAATAAATACCTGTTTCAAAAGTGTCTGATGAAACAATGAATGACATTACTCTAGGATCTTGAGAACGTGTAGATCTTACTGATGGATTTTGTTGTATTTGAACACCATCACCAGGTTTTAAATATGGGTAAACAATTTGTTCTACACTATCAACACCAGCAGTTCCCCTATAGAAGAAAATGTCAATTTTATCTTCTTTTTTGGGTGCTGCTTTAAATACAAAAGTAGTACCTCCTTCATATGTGTAAGAAACTCCAGGTTCTTGCATAACTCCATTAACAAAGATAAGTAAAATAGTTGAGAAATCGATAATATCTGCTGCATTGTCAGTTTGACTCCTCTCAAAACTTAATAATACATTATTTTTTGATACTGGAAATCTAGTTCTTACACTATTTTGCAATGATGCTATTGAATCAATAATATCAAATTCACCGACTTGCCAAGAAGCAAAAGTATCAAATTTAACATCAGTAACAGTAAATACTAATTCTTCTAAAGGAGTTAATAATCCACGAGCTGTTGTTAAACCAGCAAGTGTAAACTTATCACCTCTTTCAAAGGAATAACCGTTAGTTGTTATTTTATAGTCATCTATGAATGAATATGTAGATCCGATACCAACACTCAAAGATGGTGAAACATCAACTGTTACCGAAAGACCAATTCCAAGTTGTTCCTGGAATCCTCCAACAGATGGGCGGAAAATTCCTATGTGCTTTAAATTATCATATGATGGATCTGTAAGTGCAGCTTGTGGATTGGTATATCCACTTCCACCACTAATAACTTCAAATGATTCTATCTGACCACCAGAACAACCAAGTAAAATAGCACCTTCTGTTGCTCTCACAAAACTGTGTGTTGACTGTGGGAGATGTTTTACCGCATTAGTATTTTCTACACCTGGTACAAATGTATGTAAAGATTGTGGTTCATGTTTGACACTATCTGTAAGTGGTGTACCAGTTAATGTTAATGTTTCTGATGGTAAATCTGAAGCATTTATGACTATAGTATTACCTTGGAATCTTAAAGCATTTGTGGATGCACTAACAAATGTGTGATCTGATGTATCTGATGAAGGTCCAATGTCAACTGTAAAATGATTTGCATCAACTACTGTTACTATTAACCACCTATTACTTGGATAATCATAACCAGCGCGTGGATATGATTTTTGAACAGTGTTATCATCAAGATCACAAGTATAAGTTAAAGAACCATCTTCAACCATAATATAATTACCACTTTCTAGTCCATGTCCATTTACCTCAAACGTTACAATTCCAGTAGATGCATTATATGGAGCGTCTGTTGGTGTATGGGATGTGTATGGTACATCAACTATTGTTATTGATTGACCAGACTGAGATCCATTATTTGGATCTGGGTAATTGATTATATCATTATTTGCCTTTTGGAAGGCAAGCGCATTATCAGATAAAACAACATTTCTTTGTTCTCCCAATCCGTGTGATCCAATAGTTAATGTTAAATTTTGACTTGAAGAATCATATGTTGCTGCAGAAGGCGTGAAATAAACATTTTCACGAGAAATTCCAGCATAAATTGTAATTGAGTTAGAAGTAACACTTTTAATAGGAATTGATCTTCCAGCATATGGGTCGATTCCAGGACGAGGATATGTTTTTTCAGATTGATTGTTATCCATCGTACATGTAAATGTCAATGAATTATCATCAATGGTTATTCCCTCTCCAGGAGATAATGTGTGAGATCCAATAGTTAATATCAAATCTCCAGTTGCTGGATTATATACTGCATTTGTTGGTGTAAATTGTTGATTTGGTCCAGAAGCTCCAACATTTACTGTAAATTGTTCTGGACCATCGACTGTTACTGGTAGTCTTCTTCCACTGGAATAATGATGAGATTGTGGATTAACATGTTCAGTTTTGTAATTATCCATTGCACATGTAAATACAATAGATTGATCCATAATTCTAATTTCATCACCATTGGATAAGTTATGAGCACCACCAAAAGTAAATTGAGAATCTCCAGTTGCTGGATCATAAGTTACATTTGTTGGAGTTAAAGAACTTGATGCTGTAGAAACAATTGCTTTAACTACAGCTGGAGTTCCTGTATGATTATCTTCATAAATTGCAACAATTTGATCAGAATTGTAACCAGATCCTTTAAATTCTTCACCAAAATCAACACCAAATGAAGTTGTTAATGATGATGTATTTGTAGTTGCCTTAGATAGTGTGATAGAATTTGTTCCTATTGATTGAATTAAAGTATCAAATTGAAGAATGCTATCTTCATTAGGTACTTTAAGATTAACATGTTGCGGAACAAAATCTATTTCATCAACATATTCATTCAAAATATTCATTATTTTTTGACCGATTTTCATACTAGTTGTATCAATACCAGTAATAGACGTTGTATTTGCAGCAATAACACCAGTTACTGCTAAACCAACTATAATTGATGTTGTAAATCCAACATTAGTAATTACTCCAGCATCAACTGTCACATCGATCATATCACCAGGAAGACCAACAAGTGGTGCATATCCTGTACCACCAGTAAATCCCATAGAAACAATTATGCCACCACGTGGTAAATCATTTTGATTAATATCATATTCTGTAGTAAATGAATACTCAGACCCTTCAATTTCAACACCCTTAAATCTAACGCTAGATATACCATCATTAGTTAAGATTTCATAATTTTCACTAGTAGATGAATCATTGTCTGGATTTTGGAATATGTTGTTGATTGTCAGAATATTATTTCCTGGAACAGCATCCGAAACAACTTCTCCATTTTGATATAATGTAAATACTTGTTCGATTCCATTAAATCCAGGTGAAATATCATCATATATTTTATTTGAACTATAGTCTTGTTTTAAATAAACTCTACCATTAAATGTTGATTTTGGAAGAGGTAATAAAGTTTCTCCAAATTCTGCATTGTTTCCTTTTCCATCTGGAGCTTCTGAGAAGAATATTTCATTTCCAACAACATTGTAAGATCCTTTATATACTCTTACACTATCATTAACGGCATGTTCTGCTGCTACAGATCCCATTCTTCCACGTTCTATATTACATAAATTAAATGATCCAGTACCAGAAATTGGTCCATCAGTTGTAGATCCAATTCCAACACTGTTAATTGTCACATATTCATCATTGATTTTTAATATATCTTCTGGTGATATTGAAGAGATACCAGATAATGCAATAAAAGATGCACCTATAGAAACATTTTGATCAATAGTTTTTTGTATAGGAGTAAATGCAAGTGGTGCTTGTAAAACGCCATTAATAGTCAAAACAGTTTTTTCATTCTTTTTCTTCATTTCAAAAACGTGTGTATTTCCACTACCTGTTCCAGTAAATGTAAATCCAATACCACTGTTTTTCATTCCAGTAATCTTAAACTGATCTTCATTAATCTTTATTGCAAATACTTTGGATGGGCAAATGTTTGTTTCAATTCCAACTTGATAAGACTCTCTAAACGTAGTTCCAGTAGAAACTTTGGAAATTTCAACCGAATTGCTCAAGTCATCCGAATAATAAACAACATCAGTTCCAGAAGGTAAAGTATTTGATGATGTTATTGATAAAGAATTGATTCCAATAGTATTAATAGTTCCACGTGAAATATTATCTAAAGTAAATACTTCAGATCCAGTAGTTAAAATGCTGGTATTCGCTATACCAAGTATGTGATTGTTTACACCATCACTAGTTCCAACAAAATAACTATAAGTTTTACCTATTGATGTTATAGATGTTCCAGAAGGAATATTTAAACCAAGAAGAGAAGTATCAGAACCACTAATAATTCCTTCAGTATTGCCAATACCAGTTACAGTTGAAAAACCACTAATAATATCTGCAGTAAATATTGCTCCACCAACAATAGTACTTCCGATTGATATTGCAGTTGCAGCAACCCCTGTTAAAGTTGATCCTGGTGTGTATATCAATTCTTCACCATCTTCAAAGAAGTGGCGTTGTATATTAATAATTCCAGTTTCATTCTGCAAAATACCAGATTTTTTGGGATTGATAGTTTTTGCAAATATTGGTGTTCTATTCCAATTCATATCAAAATTTAATCTATCTTTTCCAAACACGTTAATAGAACCATATTTTGCTACAGAAACATCATGTTTGCTTGCACCAACCTCTAAAGTATTTGGTACATTAAATTCATCATTTTCTGCATAAAGAATTTGATCAACAGATTGAATCAATAATGATTCGTTAATAAAATCGGGATCGGGGTAAAAATACAAATTAATATCAGTTCCACTATTTAAAGCACCAAATGTACCAATACCATTTGATCCAGTTGCAACAAACGGACTTGCAACTAATGATGTATTTGTTTGATCCCCAATCAATGAAACTTCATATAAAGATATTGTTTCACCTATACCAGAATTTGCTGTAGTCGAAATTCTAATTAGTGATTTTAATGCAGAATCAACAGAAGAATCTAAAGTTTTTATTATTGTATTACCAGTAATAGTATCAAATTTACTTTCTATTCTAGAAGACTTTTCAGTTTCTGGAATTTGATCATCAGATAAGAATCTATAAGTTCCTATTCCAAGGCTAACATCTCCGATAGCAACAGTCTTACTCTTTATTGTAATATTATTACCAGAAGTGTTTGTAAAATTGAGGAAAATATTACCAGAGTCTACCTCTAAATCAAAAGTTCCCAAAAATCCAGATGATAATCCACTCAATTGAGCTTTTGAATCAAAGTAATACTCAGAAACTTGGGGAGTATTAACACCATCATAAATTCCAAAAACTTCATAATAGTTAAAACTGTAATCATCCGTGTTTATGATTAAGTTAGACGATCTTATTGTGCGATACGTTGATGCATTTGCTCTAAAAATAGAAGTTACAAACCCAACAGTTGATTCGATAGTCTTTGCTTCACTGAAAATTCTCATAAATCCATGATCAGTCACACCAAAACCAACACTCGATTCTGGTCCAAAATATTCTCTATATAATTTCAAATTGTAATTAGTGTTAAATGGATCTGTAGGTTTAAATATTAATTCTGGACTTCCAATATTATTAATAGATCCTTCAAAATCTCCCAGTTTTTCTTCACCAGTAAAAATATTTCCTTTAGTTAAAGTATATGTGTTTTCAAAGTCATTGAGAACAACAACATTAGACAATTGATATTCTTTTTGGCTGTTAAAATCATTTATTTCATTAAAAGTTTGAATTAAAAACTGTGAATAATAATCTGTAACCTGATAACTTTCTGCTACAACTATTTCATCTTTATTAATTTCAGAACTTGAAAAACTATTACTGATATCATCTATTTGTAAGACTCTATTAGTTCTACATTCAATAAAGTTTGATAACTTTTTATTTCTTAACTTAATTAAAGAAGTAGAATTAGATAAAGAATCATCATCAAATACTAAATCAAAGTTTCTTATAATATCAACTCTAGATTCTTCATCTAAACTTAAAACTGTTGATAATGATGATGTACCAGCAATTCCTGTGGATGAGGATGAAGTAAATCCAACCTCACCAAAATTTTTGGTTCCAATCGGGTGAGCTAATTTTGAAAGAGGTTCTATAAATTTATCATACTCCACATCACTCTTAATAGAATATGATAAAGTCTGATAGTAATCATTATCTGGTAACGCTTGGGTATCAAAGTTTAACTTACCAGTATCTTTGTACCACCCTAAAGAAGCATTACTTAGTGAATTAAATTTAAATTTACCACTATAATCAAATGAACCAACAACTAATGCTTTTGAATTTGATATACTTCCTTGTATAGAATTAAATTTCTCAATATTATTTGTAGATGATACTTTTAGTGAATTTGGGAATACATTTTTAACGGTAATATTTTCAGATACCCCATTTACCTTTATTATTTCTCCTTGCTGGAAAGAACTAATAACTTGAATTGTTTCAAAAGTAGGATAATTTTTTTCATTTACACCAGTGGCATAAGAATTTAAAGTTTGTGGTATACCAGGATTTGTTGTATATTGTGAAATATCATATTTTAAAACTGCATTACCAGGATCATTAATAAAATCAGTTACATCAAAAAATACATATCCATGATCTGCGGAATTATATCCATCTCCAGGTATAGTTTCATTTCCAAATTCATCTACAGATGTACCCCTTACAACACCCTCCACAAAAACTTTATCACCAGATACAAATGGTGATTCTTTAAATCCAAAAATGGGTGGAGTTCTAACCTTTGCATGTACAATTCCATTTTCTACTGTTGTTATTCCAGTGATTACTACGCCATTTGTATTATTTGTAGTAAATAATCTATGTGTAGATGATTTTAATCCATTAGGTGGTGTAATAACTGATATTGATCCAATAGAGGAATTGTTCATACCAACTTCCAAAATTCCAGTATCTACTTCTTTTCTAGATAGTGTATCAACTAAAACTAAACTTGGTTTTGAAATATAATTTTTTCCACCAAATACGACATTAATATCAGTTATTTCTTCATTGTCACTTAAAAGTAGAAGTGTATTAAAGTTTGAAGAAGGTCTTAACGTTGAATCTGATGCATAATCAAAACCATCATTTAGTATTTCAATAGATTTGAATTTTCCAATAGTATCAGTTTCAACACTAACAATAGCATTTATTCCAGACACTCTTCCAGAATTTGCAGTACTAATTCCAGTAAATCTTGGCAATGAAGTATATCCCGATCCTCTGTTTAAAAGATTAATTTTTGATATTGGACCAGTTGTATTACGCGAACTTGTACTATAACTAATATCTGCTTGATTTTTTGTATAACTTAAAGATTCTGGTATTGATGACAGAGATATATCAAATGTAGTTCCAGAAGAGTTAGAAACCACATATTGATCTTTATTATAAAAACTATCAACGAAAATTATATGATAATCATCTTCATTCTCATTTTCAAAAACAGGTTTTGTATCCTTTAATAAAGAATAGTATAAATCTGGAAGATTATTATCATACTTAACGTCGATTATTCCATCAGTTCCTGGTGTACCACTAACACGTACATTAAAAGTAGATGTACTTCCAGTTGATACATAAGGTTTTGTAAATTGCTTATCTGAGAAAATATTAAATTCATATCCACTGAGTGAAGAATTTGATAGATCAAATCTCAGGGTTCCATTCTTAACACCACGTATTTTTGGATTTACATTACTAATTTCTTGAGAATTGCTGCCACTATTTCCAATAGAAATTGGATTTGCAGGATTAGAAACAGAATCCTGATAGGTATCACAAAGTCTTATTTTATTACTATCATACTTATTAACAAAGTATATGCCAGTTCCTATTCCACCCGTTACAAAATTATCTGTTGTATATAAAATTTTGTCTCCATTTACATATTGGTGCGAATTTATTTCAATTGTATTTTCATCTAGGTTTACTGATAATGATGAAAAACCAACTGGATTAGTAACTAATTTATTAAAATCTGGATTATATTTAAACACTAAAGATGATGAAGTTGTAATTCCACCACTAGTATTATTTGGTATTACTTTTAAAGATAATAAATCATTATCTAATATATTATGATTTAAATTGGTTGTAATTGTTGTAGTTATTTTTGTGGAAGTTCCTGTTACACTTTCTTCTTCCAACTTCTCAAACTTATAATCATCAAAATCTGATCCATTTCCATTAAAGAACAATCCAGATGATGTGGTTGTTAATCCAACCTGTGTAACTATTCCAATATAATCATCAGATTTTTTGATGATGAACAAGTCCTGAGTATTATCAGTAACTGGATTATATGGCAATGAGAATTGAGATCCATTAGATTCATTAGACACTAATAAGGCAGATGCACCAGCTTCATCACTCAATTTGAAACGAACTTTATCATTAGTATTGAACGGATGATTTGGTAAATATATTGATAGAGTTTTCAATTCTACTTCTTTGCTCACACCTCCATAAGTTAAGGTTGTAGAAGAATAAGAACCATCTTCAGTTCCAATCCCAATTGAATCATTGGGATTAAAATTATATACTGGAGAAAGACTGCTTTCAAAATAATTTGAATTTAAGTTAAATGTAAATTGTGAAGGTATAATTGAAATAATATCTGATACTGTATGTGCTAATCCTGCAGAATGTCTTTTACACCTTAAAACGTTTTCTTGATTATAAACATTTAAGATTGTAAAATTTTCACCTCCAGTACTTACACTACTACCAATACTAGTTGTTGTTGGAATCTTGTCAACTTGTAAATCTACTACATCTCCAACATCACCACTACTAATATTATTTGTGAGAATAACTTTTTCACTTTCAACAGAAATTTTGTGATTACCATTCAAAAAATCTACTGAAGATGTACTAATTCCTGTGATTTCTATTCTATCATTATCAACTAAATTGTGTGATGGTAAAATATAACCCTTTATTGTACTACTATTTTCCCAAATGAAAATAACATTTTCATTTAAAATATATGATGTCTGAATATTCTCAATCTCTGCACTATTTTTTACTTCTACAATTTCTGCAGAAACACCACTTCCATCAGTATTAGTTTCGTTAAAAATTAGAGTATCGCCAACACTATAACCATCTCCAGCATTATCAATCACTAATCTATCAACACTACCAGACTCTACAGATTTTATATCACATCTCTGCCTAGTTCCAAAATTTTTGGGTATATAATAATTAGAAGAATTTTCTCGATTTACTCTATATGGTGAAGTATTTCTCAGTAAATTTGCAGAATCTAAATCATCATTTTGATCTAATGTAAATGTATCAATTGGTGTAGATCTATATGTATTTCCAACAAAATATGGAAACTCTGGGACAATTTCAGTTTGTGCAGAAGTTGCAATATCTAACTTTGTACTTGCAAAATATGCATAAATTCCATTTGGAAATTCTGGAGTTTCGGTGAATCTACCATTATGTCTATCTAAATCACCACTATCGTTGAATTTATAATCCTCAACAAAAAATCCTGATGGTAAAATATCTGTAGAAGGTCTATTAAAAATGTTTGAAGGATCTAAAACATATCCTGTTTCAAGTCTTTTTATTGGTGATGTAAATGATGTTGGATCTGTATGACCATTTGGTCCATAAATTGGATTTCCATCTTTAGCCCAACCTATTATTCTTGAATGATTTGTATCTGGATTGGGATCATCAAATTCCAATCCCTCTCTAGAAGAAAAATAACCATTAATTCCATAGGTTAGAGCATTTTTTTCTTTATTCTCCAGATAAAAATCACCAGGATATCTATAGAAATCATTAACTGTTAAAGATCTTATGGTTGGTATAATAACAGCACCTTGACCAGGTGTAGATATGGTAATAGAAGTTGAATCATCATACCCAGTACCACTGTTTATAACAATAACACTGTCTATTTGTCCATTAACAACAACAGCTCTTAAAACACATCCTATACCTTTACCAACAACCTCCAAATCTACTGAAGAACTGTAATTTTCACCTTTATTTTGAACTTGAACTGATAAAACTTTATTACCAACTACCAATGGTTTTAATTGTGCACCACTTCCAGTTTTAATTGATACCGTTGGTTTGATGTTTAAATTTAAAGCAGTTGATCCATATTCGGTTCCTTTTTCATAAAGATATGCATCAATAACCTTTCCTCTAACTTTTGGAGTTAAAGTTATTGATGAAACTATTCCAGTATACTCTGCAACAACTTCAACTGAGATTGGTGGATACGAAAAAGTCTGATATCCTTGTCCAGATGAAGATATAGTTATATTTTTTCTCTTCTTATAATTTTGTTTTGATAATTCGCTTTCATCATCATTTTTTTGTCCACCATCTGCAAGTTGGAAAGAATTATCATTTAGTTTTAATACATAATATTTTTTGGAAGTATCTAATCCTACTATACCAGTATCATTATATGAATAATTTAACAAATCACCGTCAGTAAATCCATGATTTTCAAATACAAAAGTATCACCAGCAGTATGAATTCCTGATGGTGATATATTTAATACTCTATTGGTATAATTTTCACCTGGATTTACAACTCTAACATATGAGAGTACATTGATTGGTTCAAATACTCTAAATTTGTGAGTTCCATAGTTATTAATTGTCGTTAAACCAACAGTATTAATACCACTATTTAAATCTGAAATTGTATTATAGAGTCTAATGCTATTTGAATTAATAACTTCTGGATAGTAAATTCCACCATTGACTAATGTTCCCCCACTATCTAAATTGGATCCATTAAAAGGTCCAATACCAATACCCAAATTTTCATTAGTATTGTAAACTATTTTTTCTCCACTAGTTAATCCATGGCTACTATTAAAGATAAAACTATCATTATTAGGATCAACTGATCCACCAAATTCAATATCTGCAGCATTGAAAATTATTGTTCTATATTGTTTTTTGGTAATAGGTTCAAAGACAGCATTTTTACCATTTCCACCTTTAGCATAAATTGTAATTATTCTAGATACACCAAACTGTTGTGGATCAACAAAAACATCTTCAAAAGATCCACTAACAACTAAATTCATTTTTGCTGTAGTTCCAACTCCAACGTTATAGTTTGGGGAACTTAATTCAGCATCTGGTGGATTAATAACATCATATCCAAATCCTTGATTTGATACATTTAATGAATCTAATGGACCAAAAAATACTTTGTCATCAGATTTGTAATTAATGATATCAACACCATTTGCTAAAACCCCAATTACACCACTTTCTGTTTTATATTCTTTTTCAGATAAACTAAATGATCTTTCTAGTGGAATTTTTTTCAGTGAGTTTGATGGTTCAATAATTTGACTAGCATGTTGCTCTAAAACAAAGGTGTGTGTTCCAAGTTCAGTATTTTTATCAAACTTTAAAAAATCTGAGACTGGTAAAAATGAAAGTGCTGAATAAAGTCTTATTTTGTTTTTTGGTTCTAAAACTTCAACGTAAAATAACTCAAAATTTGGTAGTTCTGATATAGAATTTTCTGTAGTATGAAAATATTTTACAGCATCTCCAGTTAAAAATGGAACCTCATTTTCAAATGATAAAATTGTATATTTTTGTGCACTAAATCCATCAAAAAACTGATCTGCATCTAAAGATGATGTGATTGTCTTACTAACTTTTTTAACATCTAATGTTATATCTCTAGATGGTAAAGAATTTGATGCAATATATAAATCATCTTCATAACTATATGCATTTTGAACATCAGATAAGACATTTTCATGTTTTATCTGAACTTTTGTACTATTCGCAAAGTTTAAATTTCTTCTTATTGCAATATTTTGTTGTGGTAAAATACCAGTAATCGGAGTATCTATAGTTACAGTTCTTCCAATTATAGAATTTACCTGCACATCGTTTAAAATTACAGTTTCGGTGTCTTTTAAAAGAATGTCAACAATTTCATTCTCATTTAAACTATTTTTATCAGGTTCTTCATAAAGAACTAATTCAGCACTTCCAATATTAAAGTTTAAAATATCATAACTTGTTTTTACATTATATTTTAATGCTCCAAAAGAATATTCTTTTATAGTTTTATCTACTATATCATTTCTAATATCATCACCAAGCTCACCAAGTTCAACAATATCGGTATCAGACAATAAAGTAAAATCATCTATACCATCAATTGTAACAAGAGAACCTATAACAATAAAGTCAATTCGTTTTGAAGAGTCACCATCTTCAAAACCATATACAGTAGAATCTTTTTGATAAACGTTCTTATTTGAAGAAATATTATCTACTACACTAGTACAATTATAAAATTGATTGACACTCTTATCTGTATATGTTACTTCATTACCCTCAACTACAATTGTTCCAGATTTTGGAAATCCTATTGTTGAGTCTACAGTTATAGTAGTATCACCAACATTAATAGGTTCTAATGATTTTGTCTTTGGTGTAATTCTAAAATTACCATCAATTAAATCATCATCACCATAACCATAAAATAAATGGATTTTATAGACTGTTTTATTATTTTTTGTTGAAATATCTACTTTTGATACTGGTCCAGAAAAAGTTCCATCAAAACTTTTTATTTGTTGTCCAACCAATTTAAATGGATTACCACCAGTAGTTAATAAATCACAAACAACTATCTTTCTGCGAAGATATTCGGCATCTGATGGTTTTATTAAATAATCTTCTGGATTTATGATTTTTGGATTGATATCATATAATATTTTGAACAATATTTTGATAGATTCTTCAGTTCCCTTTGTCTGATAGAACGATTTTACTTTAGATATAAAAGTATTCGTATTTAACTCACTTGTAAAATCAAATTCTTCAAATCCAGGAGCATAAATTTGTTTTAACTTCTTAAAAAAGTTTTCTAAAAATAGTAAGTTTAAGTTTTTAACTGATGATCCTGCAGTGTGTGCTGCTGAACTTGTTGAAGAGAATACTAATTCTTCTGGATCATCGACAGACTCTAAACTAGTTATTCCTGAAAATCCACGTACACATCCAGTCAGACTATTCCCACTAATACCAGTATATGTAATTACTTCATCATCAATTTGCAATAAACCATAAGATTTTGGAAAACCTCTGGTTGTTGATAATGTGATAGTATCATCAGAAGATGTTATATCTGATGATATTGTAATATTATTATTGTATAACTTTTCGTTTAAGTAGTGAAAACTTAAATATTGATCTAAGTTTTCAACAATATCTACTGGACCACCTTCAAATTCTTGTGAAATGTAATATTGCTTCAAAAACTCAGAAAATTTTGGATTTTGATCCAAAATAAATTCTGGTATTTGATTACTGACAATTTCGTTTATTTTAACTCTACTCTCAAAATTTGTCGATATCATATTACCTCGTTATTTTACCGTTTGAATAACTTGAAGATATTGGAAAATCAACTCCAGACACTTGTTCACCAGAAACAATACTATCTCTTAGCATATTTATGCTATTTGCAGGAGTGTTAATATCAAAAATAACATAAAGATCTTTCAATCCTATAACATCATTAGACTCTGGATATGCTTGAATTTCAACAACTCCATTTGCACGTTGAGTTGATGTTATTTTTAAAGTATTAATCAGTATTTCACCTTTTTTATAATCAACCGTCCCCACAGACTTTTTAACAATTTCATATGTATCCAATTGCTCTAATGGTTTTACGATTGCCAATTGACCTATATCCGATGAACCAGCAACATCAATAAAGAAACATGTACTAGTTTCACCTTCAATAGTAAATCCTGTACTCTTTATATTGTACTTACCAATTTCTTTATGAAATTCATTACCAAAACACAGTTCATATTGTGCAAAATTATTCAGTGCACAATTCAAATTTCTTCTCATTTTAACTTTAGTTATATTTGAAGTAATTGCATTATCAACATTATCAATCAATTGAACTGCTTTACTATATCTAAATCTTCCAGAAGAACTAGCAGATTGTATAGACTTTCCATACTTGTCAAGAGATGTTATAATTTTTTCTTTTATGGAATTTGGATTTGAAACTCTATTTGGATTATAGTAAACTGAAGTATCAATCTCAACGTAAAGAACTTTCAAATCTGTAATGTGGTGGTTAATTCCTATAACACCATATTTTTTTATTTTTTTAAGTATATCTTGTTTAGTAAAGTCTGATAGTCTATAAGAATCTTTTGGTTTTATACTTATAAAGACATTACCAAATTGTGGTGGAGATAAAACTTCACCACCAATAACAGTAACTGCTTCCGTATTTGGATAAACATACTTAATTATAGATTCATAATCTACAGATGTTACTGCTCTATATTGAGAAGAATATAATCTTGGAGCAAAATATTTAATTGAATCTAAACTCTCAATTTCTTCACCACCAGAGGCATTTGCACCAGTTGTAACTGAAATTGGTGTGAATGGTGTTATTAACTGATCCAAATTATTTGCTAAAACACCAGCAAATGTAAATAGCGATGCACCATTACCATTAATACCGTCAGTTACAATATAACTTATTTCTACAGTACTACCATTATCTAATTTTTTACCTAAAATACCATCACCAAATATTACTTCATATCTACTATTCTCAATTTCTTGTATTAAAAATATTCTAGAATCTTTATCAATTTCAACAATATTATCTACTACATTGTATGTAACATTATCAACTTTAACTCTTATTGTACTAGTATCAATATTAGGGTTATCTAAGATAAATTTTTGTGTTTCTTGTACAATATTAGGAAAGGACCTTTTAACTACGGTTCCTTGAAATATATCAATATCTGTAAAAGATGCTATTGATTCACCCTGAGGTACTGTTGCAACTAGATTATCTGGAATTGAAAAAGTATATGAGGTATTTTCTGCTGCCCCTACACATACTAGTCCAGATTTTAAAACAACTTGAGTTGGTGCTGTTACATTAGATTCAAAATCAACATCAAATGATATTGTTGCTTTTGCTGCTGTTTTTGATCTTGGAACGTAACCAACATTTCTTGCTAATGAAACAACATTTTCTCTAACTGTTGCTGAATCTAAAAAAGATTCATTAGCAATCATATTAGCATTAAATGCTGTGATGTATGTATTATATGCTAATACATCAACTAGTATGGATAGATTAGATCCTTCAAAATCAAAATCTGTAAAATTAGAATTTGATCTTAAGTAATCTTTTAGTGAGACCTTTATTTGGTCGAAATCTAGATTTGCAAACTTTGTAAAAGGCATTTTTTTATCTTGTTGCCTCTAAAAGGTATGAGAATTGTTGTTCTTCTGTTTGACCAACAATAGTAAAATATACATTTATTTCAAATGCATTATTATCTGGTTCTGGTTTCACGTCAACCTGCGTATCTTCAACTCTGGGTTCATAATTTGAGATAGCAACCTTAATATATTCTTGTAATAATGCAGCAGTACCAAAATCAATAAATTCAAATAATGTTGGTTTAACATCTGAACCGAATGAAAGATTAAAAAACCTCTCATTCGGAACAGTTTGTATGATGTTTTTTATTGATCGTTTGATCGCAGTTTCATTCAACAGCACAGAAATATCTTTTGTAACTGGATGCATATCAAAAGATAAATCAATATCTTTAAATGTTGTTGATATTCGTTCTGTTGGCATTAACCTGTTAGATCACACGCTTTTTTTTATTTATATCACTCTTCAAGTAAATTTTCTTTTTTGATTGTTGCATTATCATGCATTACTTCTTGAATACAGTATTCTTCGGCACAATCACTGGTTTTTTGCGGTTTACACCAATAATCTGTAATCAAACTAGTTGTTCCCCACATTTGGTACATGTAGTCTTTGTCTCTGTCTACGGGTGAATTTCCCATTTTTCTCCTGTTTTTTGTAAAAAAAAGGAACTTTTTGAGGGGTTACTATCCCTATTTGATATTTATTGTGGATCTAAAGGACGACCATCTTGAGATTTGTACATTTCTTCAGGTTTTTCTTCTTGTTTTTCTTCTTGTTTTTCACGCTCTTTTGCCGTTTTCCAGAAATATTCATCCTCACGCCCCATTCCAAGGCGATCAAAACCGTTTTCAACACTATAATATTGCGTTGAAACCTTAAAATCAGGCATTTTAGGGTTTACTGGAGTCAGACTATTGTCAAAAATACGCAATCTGTTGTTTGGATATAGTGCATACTGCCCATTTTCAAGTTCAATGAGATTGTGTGACTTGTGTTCGGCAGGATTTTCACTCGTTGCCCAGTCAACATAGTCTGGATCATGGTGATAATTATCAATTGTACAAATATAAGTGCCTTTTATGATGCCATGATCACGTGTATAGCACTCAAAATCCATAGAACCAATGAATTTTTTATCAACTGATACTACTCCATAATCCATACAGTTCCAAAACTGTAGGTTTGGGAGGGACATATCAGGAGAAGGTGTTTCAGGATCCGAGACAAAGGCGCTGATAGGCAATTTGTCGTACATTGCGGCATATTCTGGTAAATATGTCTCAAAATAAAAAGCACGCCCAGGAATCGATTTAACCGAAACCCAGACGCCCTTTACAAATTCGCCATGTCCACTTTGATGATCTGTTAGATATTCTTTTCTAACCCATACCTCCATTGATGGAAGATTAGCAATCAAACATGCCATTGAATAGTTACAAAACTATAAGTATGTATCAACGACCTTGACCGCGATAACGCTTCTTACGCCCATTACGAGACGTTGCGCTCAACTTGGTGTGCTGCCCACTCCCTTGCCGAGATTTTTTGGGACGCCCTTCAACATAACCGCCACCTTTACGCATTGCCATAATGATTAGTCTCCTTTAATAAATTCAGTCTTTAGTTCGTTTGGATTTGGAGAGTTATGCTCATAAAATTGTTGAGCATAATCCTCCATGATATCGAAATACTCTTCCTCTGAAAGGTCTGAGTGAATTACTTTACCTTTTTTGAGAATGTTATATCTCTCGTTAGCCATTCAAATAACCCTTGTTTTTTCGTGACCAACTCTGATGTTTGGATCACACCAGATTTCAAAGCCTGCTTCCTTTGCATCTAAACAGAAAGATACGTCTTCTCCACACATATCCTGAACCTCACCAGATTCAAAAACTTGCATCTTAGGTGCAAACCAAGGATACTTCATATCCTCATGTTCAAATACACCATTCTTGATCAAAAGCCATCCGAATCCTGCATAGTCAACAGTAAATGGTTTCTTACGTTTCTGAATACTTTCAAGAGTTTCGTGATTCATCACTCCACCATTGCTTCGGAAATCATCCTCTTCCATCCAGTGTGCAACAGAAGTTGTGTGACCATCTTCTGTACAGTACCATCCACTTGCAATGTCCTTATCCATCAAAACAAGTTGGAGAAGTTTTTGAGTGTTGAAAACAATATCACTATCAATCCACAATTGATAATCATAATTCAGTTTTCCATCCCAAGGCAATTGATCTGGACCACGTAGTACATTTGCACCAAGACACTTACATCGTGCAAAGTTTACCATGGAACTATAATCTTGTGAGATTTGAATACTTGCTCCAATCTGCACAAGATCAAAACACATCTGTACAAAGTTTTTCAGATATGTGTAAGAAACTCCTCTACCTGGCAGGCAAAACACAATTGATTTGCCCTTTAACATTTCTTTTGCTTTCTCGTAATCATACTCTGGTTCTGTAGGAGATGATTTCGTAGGTGCTTTTGCTTTTACAGTAAATCCTTTAGCCATAATGGAAATAATTTTACGTCAGTATCATACAGTAATTATGTATAAGTGTCAATCCCCGCTATATTCGGATATTACGATCTCATTACCCTCGACTTTTAAATCTAAAACAGTATCTTCATACCATCCAAATTCATTTAAAATCCATTCGGGAAGTACCATTAAATAATCTCCAGTAACAGGATCCACACTAACAGTAGTTGTTTCATTCTCCCTATTTTTTTTCATACTATCAATCGCTTTAATATTTTATATAGTATTTGAGAATACTTGATGCAACCCTATGGGCGAATTTTTTGTGCGAAAAAAATTTTGACTTTCGCTGTAACATTGTTCTCGCTTGGGTAACACTTTATAGATTAGGGGATCCATTGGTTTTTAGCCACGCGCCCCGCGCCACGACGGCACCCCCTAGGGGGCACTGCTGTGGTCACGAACGAATGGCGTCAGCGCACGTCTGCCAGGGCGCTTGCCTTGGTGCTCTGGTGCACGGAGCGGGAACCTGCCCCAGTGCGAACGCGGGAGGATCCGCCTTTGATGCGGGAGGTCCAGCGGTTCGCTTTGCTGCCATGAGCAACGGGCAGGCGGGTGACCTTGAATTGAATGCCGTCGATTGTTGCGGTGTTCATTGGATCGGTGCGCTTGGTGGTATTGTACAGGATCTGGGGCGTTAACGCAACCCTCAGGCGAGGGCGTAATCGTTGATCCATGCGCCCGCGCTTTGCTTCGGATTCAGCAGCAAGCGGAGCATGTCGCGGCGGCGCACGGTGTGGGCGCTGTAGTGACCCGACTGCCAGAAAACCATGGCATGGCGGCGGAAGGGATAGAGGCGGATCTCCTCAGAGGCGCTGCTCTGGGGGGTGGCGAAGACGAGGCAGGTGTTGATCATGGGGGGGTTGCGCTTGGTGCTATTGTAGCACGGATGGGGGGCGGATCCCCTCAGAGTTCCGCCATCATCTCATTCATCTCAGCGGCGTCGATGGCGGGGTCGGTCCATGCCACGTCATCACCAGTCATGGTGCGAGCGCAGTTGTCCATGCAACGTTGGAAGATCGCCCAAGGGTTGTCGCCTGCCTCACAGTACGTCACACACGCCTTAGCGGTGTTGTACAGGAAGCGGTCGTTCTGAATCCAGAGGGATGCATTCCAGGTTTCGTAGTTGGCAAATCCGTTCATGGGGTTTGGTTCGTTTGCTTGAGTGTATCCTAGTCGATGCCCTGGCAGATCTGCCCCTAGGGTTGTGCCAGTGTGGCGACTGGATTAGAAGTCGATGGGGGTGAGGGTTGGGACGTAACTAGGACGCTGACCAGGTTTGTCATCACTATCCCCCAAAACAATAGTGTCAAGAATTCGGAGAATTTCGCTACCCGTAGAACCCTGGCGGAGGAGCGAAATGAGAACATTGCGGGTCATTTTGAAAAAAAAGGTATAAAGAAAGAGGGGAGGATTAATCCCCTCTAAGTGTCATCCAGCAAGGCGCATTCCGTTGGTGAAAGGAATAGTCCGCATTGCCTTTTCAGTCAGGTCGAACATTTGAATGAACCACTCACATTGCTTCTGGAAAATGTACTCTTGCTTGGTTCCGCAAGTGTAACCAAACTCAGAAAGAAGTGCATTTAGACGTGACTTTGTGGTCATTGATTGACGACCACCGTCAAATAGTTTCAGGAAGTCATCACCAACCTCAGCAATCTTAGATCCGTGAAGATATACATGGGACACGGGAGGGTTGACATTGTCGCAAGTGTGAATAACCTCAGTGTTTGCAGATTTCCAGTCAGTGTTACCTTTGATGGCGGCAATCATTTCAGATTCGATCTTACGCATGAGGTCGTTTCGTTTGAACTAGTTCAATATAGTCGGTCTGGGGGAGCGTGCGTCTTTTGTGTGCCACTTCCCCGACCGCACACAGGCGGCCGCGATTCTCAATAAAAAATGTATATTGAGAATCGGAACGGTTAGTGTTACCTAAGGGGTTGCAATCTCACTACCTCAGGTTCACTCTCATCAACCCAGCATGACATAACATGAAACCCAGGATTGTTGCGCTTACAGTTAGCAATTGCTTCCTGTTGTGTGGGTGCAATGTAACTCAGAACGTCAAAGCGAGAGTAACCATTAGAGTGAAACATTTCACCGTAGATGTTGAACTTAGTCTCAGTCATTAGTCGTAGGGGAAGAATGAGGAACGGGTTGAATCTGTTGTGTAGGGGATATCAAAATCCTCCCCAAACATTTGATAGTAGAACTCACTGAAGATAGCGAAATCATCTGGTGTTTCGTTATTCCAGATTTTGAGAATTTCGTCGTAGTTCATATCACTCACCGAAGAAAGCAAAGTGTGCATCAAGCACGAAATCGATGACCTCGTCAGTTGCACTTACGTCGAAACGTTCGCAGAACCAATCGACTGCCATTTCAGATGATGCCATAGTGTCAAACATGAACCCCTGCAGTTCGGAGAGGTTAGAGTCAGAAAAGAGTTGTGTTTTGTTCATGTGTACACAATACACGATCTGGGGCGCTGTGCCTATTTCGTGTGCCACCTTGCCAACTGGTCGGGCAGCCGACCAGTTTGTATCACTTAGTGGGGAAATTACGGCAGACAGCATCACATAAAATCTTCACAAGTTCTTCGTCATAATTGACATCAAACTGTGCAAAGTAATCAGTGATGATACAATCAATGTCCTCCATTAATTGTTCCCTTGCCATGAGCATTTCGAGGCGATCCATGATCAATAGTCGGTGTTACCTTTGATGTAAGATTCTACGTCAAACTTGTCATCTTGCTCCCATTCTTCCTTGTATTCGATCACATCGAAAATCTCACCAGGGGCATCCTGAATCTCACTCCAAAGTTCGTCAAACATGATTGAATTTCTCAACTGTTGATACAATACACGATTTTGAGCACTGTGCTCATTGACTGTGCCACTAGAACATGTGGCACAGTTTGTTATCACGAATCACCCATACACAAAGTATGATCCAACGCGGTTACGAAAAATATTAGCACGCTCAATGATATCGTGGTGATTCGTGATAACAAACTGTGCCCCCTCAAAGGTTAACTGACCCAGAAGGATTACAAGTGCGATGACACGAACCACGAAAGATTTCAGATGAGAATGCACGTAACGGCGATAGAATTTGCCGAAAGCATAACCAAACTGAAAAGTCTTTTGTATCATGTTGCCCAGAAAGTTCAGGCACCAAAGTATTGCCGTCACTGTGAAGATTTCGGAACCGATGGCATAAACTCGTGCGCCCCAGATTGTGACACTTTCCAGCACCTCAATTGCGGGTGCCAGGTGGAAAAAATTGATTGCGGTCATTTGTGAAAAGAATTCGTGGGGAGTTTGTGAAGAGATTTCTCAACCCACGAAACAAACATAACCCCTCACGAACGAATCCGCAAGGGGTTATGTGACACTAGAACTATTGGCATATATTCTTTAAAAAAATGGGAGGAAAGGTCCATCAATTCTTTCCTCCCACAGGGTTATCCACTATTTTACACCTACTCTATAATAGTAAAGTTTATTTTTCTCGCGCTTATTTGGGCAACCAAGGTACATAATTGCCCAATAGGAGTAGGGAGACTTGAACTCCCACGAGCATAATGCTCAACAGATTTTAAGTCTGGTGCGTCTACCGATTCCGCCACACTCCCGATAACAAATATCATACAATGTCTCGCGCTATATGTCAAGAATCATATGATGTGCCAATTAACAAAGTGGCATATTAGAAAACATCACTGTAATCTTTGATGTTAACATCAACATCCTCGTCACCTTCGAGTGACAGAAGATCTCGCCAATCTAGATCTTCCAGGGGATAATCATCATAACATTCCACGTCGAGCGTGATACGTACCCTGCGTTTGTGTGCGATCATGATCATCTCGTTGTGTGTTGTGAACATATTGTATCATGCATAATGATGATACGCAAGTGCCTGATAATCTTGTGAATCGCGCTCGTATTCATCATCAGTATCATCGAGATGATAGATATCCTCTCGTATGATATTGTTATAACGTTGATGATTCTCGTAGTACGAATCTTCATCGATGTTAAAATCGTTCTCGCAGAAAAAATCGATCTCGTAATCGTCGTACATGGGAACTCGTAGCGATTGTGTTGAACACGTGTATATTGTATCATGATCTCGACGAGACTGCAAGCCACAACGCCCACGTGGATCTCGACGAGTTATAATAGATTATTTATACAAAAAATGATGAAATGTTAAGATATGATGATATCTCGACGAGTTATGATATAATGCGCGGATCTCGACGAGCGATCTCGTAGCGTTTTTCTGGGGCGCGGCGGCGTTAGACTTGACAAACTGCGCGTCTTATGGTACGCTCGCTTAGTCCACATGTCTCGAAGGCATTTAAGAGACACTGTGGAAATACCAGGCACATACCACGAAGTATCTCACAATACAAAAAACAGTTTTATATTTATACAACATTTTAGAGTGTACATCTAGAAATAACACCCTAAAACATACACAGTGTTCCTTACACTATAAAAAGAGTACCGTACTATATAAAACAACTGTACTAATACCACAAATAATGGCACAAAGAGGCATTATATACCTGATTACAAATAAAAAGAACGATTGTAAGTATGTGGGTGAAACCACACTACCAATGAACAAAATCTGGAAGCACCACATCGATCAATCCAAAAGAATGTCCTCATTGCCCCTGCACAAAGCATTCAGACAATTCGATGTAAGTTCATTTAACATTAAAGAATTGGATGAATGTAATGATCATGAACTAGAAGAAAAACAGAAATATTGGATATTACATTATAACTCTCATATTCATGGATACAATACATTAGAAATAGAAACGATTGAAGAGGAAGAAGATGAAGAATCAATCGAAGACGATGTAATACATGTGCCCGAACTTAAGGAACATTATAATACATGGTATACAATTAAAGATGAAGATAGAGGTGATGGTAAGAAATCAGGTCTTAAAATACAGGGGAAAAATATAGAAACTGGTGAAATAAAAACATGGGATACTGTAAGAGAAGCGGCAGAAGAAATTACAGGTAATCCAAGAAAGAATTCAAATTTACTAGTTTGTGCCCGAAACAATTACAAATGTTATGGGTATAAATGGACCATCCTTGAAGATAAATCGAAGAAGAAGTCTATATTTGGCATACACAAAAAAACGGAGAGACTAGGTCCCCGCTTTGAAAGTATAGCAACATGTGTAAAAGAACTAGGTGCTGGTGGTCATGGTACAGGACTCACCAAAAGTTTAAAGCACCCAGGTCGTTATAGTTGGCGTGGTTTTTATTGGTATTATGGTTAACTGAAAGGATTGTAAAAATCGGCGCTTCCAGTCTCGGAGCCATCCCATTTGTCCAAGGGGCAGCGAGCAGAACTGAGAGATACTTTCTTATCAAGAAAACAACCACATTTCATACAGCGATTGTGTTTCTCATTGTATTGATCGCAACTCTTACAAATTGCCATTCTTTGCTCTTTCAATTCATCTGTAGAGAAGACTTGCTCCCCTTTCATCACATCAACAATAGCATCCTGTACTAAACTAACTAGACTCTTTGCCTGCTCAAATTTTGATGGGTATTGATTATTTTGCTGCTTCATTTGCCTGCCACTCCTCATAATCTTCAAATGACATCATATCATACCAATCTTCGTCTCTTAACTCATTCATTATATCAACTGCTTCTGTCATTTTTTGGCGTATTGTTGCAATGTCCATGTCCCACTTTTTCTCTGGGCACCATTCAGTCGCGACTGTAGTTTTAATGCTTAAATCACATCCACATGCATTACAGTGCTTACCACCGCCTTCATGGATTTTGAAGTATGGGCACTTCTTACATACGCTCATCCTTCTCTTTGCAATATTCTCACTTGATTCAAATTTAGGACTTACTATCCTATAATAAATTGCCATCAATAGTTCGCAGAACTTGTTTATTTCTTCTTCGGTAAATGATATTTTACCGTTCTTTTTATAATATTCTTTAATGAAATTCGTAGGTCTAGATAAAGTCATTTTCATTCAAAATAATTCGTTTTTATTTATTCTGTAATTACATTTTGAAGTGTGATATACACATAATCAAGAATTTCACCATCAGTGCCGTCTAATCGAAGAGCAACTAAAAATTCCTTTTCAGGTGCTTCTTCTGTGATTTCATCAGTTTTAGATGTAATCGTAAATGTTCCAGTATTGTTCTGGACATTTACAATTCCAGTTTTGTAATCATTTGTTGTTGGTTGATCTTCTAAATCATTCGGTCCAAGTGCAAATCCACTCACACTGAAATATAAAGTCGTCGAATTCTCACAATTGGTTGCAGCGATTGTAAAATCAATTGATTCACCTTCATTAAATGTTGTGGAACTTGCAGACAGTGTTGCGGTTATAGTTGTGATGTTATTGACAAATGTTGTCGGTGTTCCTGATGTTCGACCTTGCGATCCAGAATTTTCTGTGGCACCAAGAATTCTATCTTGAGATTGTGTAATGTAATATCCACCATCACCTGCAATTGCCTTTCCACCAGTACCACCATTTCCATAAGGTGTACTTCCACCATCTGCACCATAATCTCCACCATCTGCACCATCAGTGCCCTTCTGCCCTGCCGTTCCATCTTGCCCAGCTTGACCAGCTTCACCAGGTTGCCCGTCTTGTCCTTTTTGTCCAGTTTTTCCCTGCTCACCTGCTTCACCCCGTTTACCTTGCTCTCCAGCCTGGGCACTGCCAGACCATCCACCAGGGCAAAATTCAGCTTGTTGACCATAACCACCATAACCACCACTGCCTCCTCTGCTACCAGAAGAACCTGTTCCACCAACTTGCCCAGCTCCACCATCTCCACCTGCTTGCCCTTCTCCAGCTATTCCACCATCTTGCCCCTTTTGTGCCGTATTATATGACACACCCCAACCTTTTCCATTTCCACCGTTTCCACCAGCTCCACCAGCTCCACCTCGTCCACCTCTTCCACCTGTTCCGCCTCTTCCACCGTTTCCACCTCGTCCACCACTACCACCTGTTCCGCCACTTCCACCTTCACCACCATCTCCACCTTGGCCACCAGATACTTGAACTTGCTCAATTCTTCTACAAGTTCTTGTTCTATATTGATTTCCACCCCAGTCCCACATTCTTCCACCACATGATCCAGAATCTCTCTGCTCTCTACTTTCCCAACCTGAAGGACATGCTGGTGCAGGATCACCACATGCCTGCTCTGTTTGTTGATCAGTTACACCCTGACACTTACCAGGACTACCATCAGCACCACGAGCACCATCGGCACCATCGGCACCAGGATCTCCACCTGTTCCACCTCTTCCACCATCACCACCGTCTCCACCATCACCACTGTCTCCACCATCACCAGCAGGTCCTACACCTGGATTATATCCAATTCCACCTTGCCCAATTTGTCCAGCACTTCCAAAAAGTCCACCAGATCCACCTCCTCCAGGGTTTCCAGAATCTGGATTTGTATTAGCAGGACCATCGGCACCAGCATCACCATCGGAACCATCGGCACCATCAAGTCCATCTTCACCAGAAACTCCACCAATTCCAGCAGCTCCGCCGCCACCTCCACCACGAATCGTGCCCGATTGACCATCAATTTTAATTTCTATTAAATCACTTTCAGGAACACCAGTAATCTCAAGTGCTGGTCCACCATCTTGCCCATCAGGTTCACCAGTAACTGGATTTTGACTACTTGCTCTACTTGCAGTTCCTTTAAGACCATACATTCCAGTCACTGAACCATGCACTGAAATATCAACATTATTAGCATTACCAGACCAAGACATTGCCGAACTAGTGGCATCCTCACTATATACTTGCCCCTTAATACGCAATAATTTTTTTACATTTTTATCTAAATTACCACCCCAGTAAGTAGAACCTGCAGCATCATAATTAGCATTTCTTCCCGACTGCTCTACTACAATTTCTTTTACAGTATCTCTAAAATCTGACATAGATAATGGTTCCCCAGAATCCATGGCAGGTATGCTTGCATTCTCATCTGCATCTGGAACATAAGAATTATAAACATCAGAAGCTGCTTCTCTATAAAGCTCTCTTGCATTTAGAGTTCCATCAGTTTTTCCCTTAAAGTTCTCTCTAAGATCAGACCATTTGATAGAACCACTACCAAACAATTCTTCAGTTTTATTAGTTTCCGACATTACCTACTGGGAAATTCCTAATTATGAAATTATTTATCATTATTCGGAAAAAATTGGAATAATCTCTATATTTTCACAATTCTGCGATTTAACGTGATTTTCCCACATTACGGCATCCTCAATACTATAAAAAACTGCCGTTTGTTTTGCTTTCTTGTTCTTTTTATTTTTCAGGTAAGTGACACTGTATTTCATAATGATTAATTGTTGTTGGTTTTTTGTTCCAGTGCCGAATAACACCAGAAATAATAAAACAGTTGGTAATAAGATAAGTTAAAAATATAATAGTTCTAATTCTAGCAACAGCATCAGATTCTTTATCATCTTTACTTGCCTTCTCACCTATTGCTTTTGCCCACCATCTCCATAAAGTAGTTCTTTTTGACATTCTCTTCTCTCAATATATTTCAATTCATTCCACTGAAATGCATAACAAAGTACCAAAACATGTATTTTTTGATGTAAAGGGCAATCTTTAATGTTTTCATCAGTTTTACACTTTACCATTACTTCTATTGTGATGTAATCTGGGCATACAAAGTACACCCATCCTTCATCACAATTTCCATTATGTTCCCATTTAACATAATCGTCAACAGCAGGTATATAAGTCATAGAAATGCTGCTTCTAAAGGACTTATGTTCAACCTCATCGCACTGTAAGGTCTGGTGTCTTCAATATTTACCTGATCTCCACACTTGGTGGAGTTAATAGGCGCATGATAGGTTCCCTTCTTTGTGTTGTAGAATCCCCAAATACTCTTTGCAACAGCACCATCGTTGAAAGTGAATTTAGAATGATTGCAACACCAAATACGTAATACATTGGGTCGAAACGTTTCAACTTCATAAGTGTAGTTTTCAGGAGGTTCATGGGGAAAATCATGCGGAAGTTCAATCATCAAAAACTGCTCTAATTCTATCTGGACTATAACCTTCGTCTAGAAGTTGTTTGATACGCTCAAGTGCTGCTTCTTTAGTAAGTTTTCGGTCAGTTGTTTCTAATTGCTCCCAACCAGATGTGCACTCAACTACTACTTTATAAAGATTTGCCATAGATCAAGTCGTAAACTGTTCAACAATACCAGATTCTACATCTTCTGCAAGAGCATATGTTGGAGCTTTCATGATATTTTCCCTGAGACGCTTAAAATAATCATCATTTGCTCCACCATCTTCTTCGGCAATGATGTCAAAACATTCTTCATCATTTTCTGCAATGATATTCCAAATGCCACCATATTCAGAACGCGGGAATGGAATGTAGTGATCAACAATGTAGAGAAACTTTTGTGCCATCGGTTTGTGTAAATTACTCCTTGATTTTACTAGCGGTTGTAAGATTTGTCAACTGCCTCTCTAATTCACATTTGATTGAATTGAGGTGCATGAAAATAAACTGTTTGTAGGGATTATCCTTTGTCAATCCCGTGATCCCTTCAACTTGGTACAATGCTAAGATTAATTTTGTCTGCTCATCCATTTAGACAAACTCCTGAATATAGTAATCAACGGTTACTTCCAATTCCGATGCTTTCTTTTCAAAGAATTCATTAGTATATTGCTCTGCCTCTTTCCACTTGTTGTGTGAATCGATTTCAGTTTCGGCGTGTTGCATAAAATCATCAAATGCTTTGATGAATTGTTCAATGTCTTGGTCGTTCATTTTAGAATGAGGGTTCACAAATTGGGTCATCTTCTGTTCTACAGATTGAAATATCAAGGTTATTATAAATTTCTTTTAATCGATTATAGAGTGATGGAGCACTACCATAATCTTTTGCAATATGGCACTCATCTACATGTTCTAGGAGTTCTAAAGCGGAAAGTAAAACTCCCAATTCTTGAACATTTAAATTTACATTTGTATCTGTTTTCATTTATTCAACTCCGTAGGTTTTAGAAAGAAAACCTGATTTAGTCTATATTTTTTAAACCACAACTCATCATTTACAGACATACCATGGTAAAACTTATGCCCATCAAAAATAGACATAGTATTATATCTAGCAGTGATAGTTTTTGCTAATGGCCAAAGATGTCTAGGTTTCCAAGGCCAAAGATGTTCAGGTTCTCTTGGGTTTTTTGGATAAATGAGTTGTGGTGCATACAAGTTAGTTCCTGCAGTAGTTTCCTCATTTAAATAAACAATTGCATTGAGACCAGTATCATTATGTGGGTACCAATAACAGTTTTCATAGTCATTGAATCCTTTATGTAATAATTTAGTTTTGTTAGTTACAATTGTTCTTTGATAATGATCTACTGGTTCTGTTTTAAGAAGATCACATAAGAAATTATATACAATATCTACATCGGGATTTACTTCCTCTAACCTCCTATCATCGAATAAAATAGAATTATTGGTTATATTATTTCTTTTATCTTCACCACTTTTCCAAAGTGGTGTTTTCCTTGAATTTATATAATTAATAACTTTATCGGGATAGCGATAAAAATTACTAATTGTATAAATTTTACTATCCATAAACTCTTCTACATCTATATCAAAAGAAGAGTTTATTTCAAATATGTTCATAACTATCGTTTAAGTTACTTTATGTATACTTTCTTTTTGTTGACGTAAATGTTCAATTTGTAGATTGATTTCTTCAATTTCAGACAGAAGTTTCAATTTTCGTTTTGATAGAGATGCAATAGATTCTTCAAACATAGAATCCCAACTACCATACTTTTCTGGAGAGTACCAAAAATCTTCCCAATCTTTTGGGGAATTAGTTACATCTTCAATCATCACAAAGTTTCTCAAATTCAAGTTGGTCACAGCAGGTATCATCATCCTGCAAATCAATCATCTCAGTATCAGTGAGGCAGGTCAGTTTACCGAAGAGAAAGTCGATAAACTCATGATCTTCTTTAGTGAACATTACAGTCTGGATGTGGTTGTGGGAGTGTAGCACACGCATCGTATGCTTTGAACATCTTAGCATCACGCTCTGCTAGGAAGTTAAGATAACTCCCAAGAGCAAGACAAAGAAAGATTCCAGAGAGTCCATATTGCATGACTTTAGAAAACATTAGTCCAGCGTTCGTGGTTTGCTTTGGTGATACGTCCTTCTGCTAACATGTTATCACACACATTAACAAAGACTTTGAACTTTTCCTCACGGGTGAGAGCATGACCAAGAACAGCAGTCTTGATCACACGGAGCATTTGAGTCTTGGAAGTGATCATGATCAGCAGTAGAGAGGCATATACTCACCAGCAGGCATCTTTTCAGTATTGTAACCAGTAACCTCGGCACCCTTAGCAATACGGGATGCCCACTCATGCTTTGCATCGGTCATGCTCACAACACTATAGGACTTCATGCCATTAGCACGGAAGGTAACACGCTTTGTGAAACGCTTCACAACAGTCTTCATACCCTTCTTCTCACATGCCTCAGCAATGAACGCTTCGGGGAAGAAGTCAACGATGGTGGCGGAGTTGGTCAGTTGCATGGGGTTGTCTCCCTGTCGATGTTCTTATTATAGGGCAGAGTGGAGTAGAGTCAGGGGCAGAGTGGACACTCTCTCAACTGTCCACCCGCTCCCGCATTTGATTAAGAATGGCGCTTAAATCATCTGCAACATCAGACATTGCAGATCGTGCATATCCTGTTGCATAAGGATAACCTTGATCCTCATTCTCAGGTGCTTCATGACAAACATTGATCGCAGCATTCAAACGATCAATTATTATTACCAGTTGATCATCAATGGAGAACATGTTCATCAGTTGATTACCTTGTAATTATACAGGAGTACATAGGCGGTTAACAAACCCATGTGACACTTTTTCATCCTGCACACCAAAAGTATCGGTTAACCACCAATTGTATAACCTATCTTCTTCTTCCCGCGCCTCAATTTCATGTGGTTGATACCAATAGTCCCAATTTTCTACTGGTGTTTTACAATAACACAATTTTCCATAACGGTGCCGCAGGGAACCACGTATCCACTGTGCCAGATGGGTCAGTTCATGCAAAAGAGTTTTTATATACAAGTCCCTGTCCATATGGGTATCCATTTCGATCAGAAAGTGACGTGGACGATAGGATTCACCGACCACATCACAATAACCATTCACACCCTCACGTTTCAGACCACGATGAACGATATCAATCGTGATTTTGTGATTGGGGAAGAAATTATTCAGAAACCAAGAGGTAACATCCTCACAGAGGACTTTAGAATAACCGTATCCAGAATGAGTGATGATAGACATGTGCCCCAGTGCATTAACCAAACAAATGAACCAATAAAGACTAGTTTTTCTTTAGTTGTCATCCCCAATTTTCCATAAACTCTTCCAGCGTATAATGCTCATCTGTAGAAGTTTCTTCGATTAATTGTTCAATCGTAAGTTCTTCCATTTCATCCCGATATTCATCTAAGGTAGGATCAGTATCGGGATTAAAATCATCATGGCAGAGATAATCATACTCTGCACACAATGCATTGATAAGTTCTTCTTTGGAATAAATCATTGGATGTCATTTTTTACAACGTGGTTCCATGCTTTCTTAAATTTATCATCCCAATTATTACAATAAGGGTGATAAAAAGCATTTAATGCAAGTGTAATGTCAACAATTTTTTGCTTTTCACCAGCATCTACTGCTTCTTGTAGTTGATCAAGAAGAAAATTAAATGTGGTGATTTGATTAAATGCTTCTTCAAGATCATTCATTACTTCCCAATTTTTATTCATTGTTCATCAATAATCAAAGAGTCATCTGGCAAAGTATTAGCACGTACTTTCATTCTATTCATTTTAGAAATTTCCCATCCGTTTGCTTCAGCATCATGCACAACTCCATCAAGTTGACGACGTTCGCTTTCAGTTTGATAGTGACGATGATCATTCATAACTTTATCCTCAAATGAACATAATAATTATAGCATATGGATTAATGTAACCTCAACGTACATACAGATAACCACCTGCCCAATCAGCATTGGCAAGCAACCATTCACGCTGCTCAATAATCAGCAGGTTGAAACGAACACCTTTGGCTGGTGCTTTGAATGATGCAGACTTGTAAACCTCACCAGTTTTCTTGTCTACGAAAGCATGAACACTACGGGAAGCAGGACGATTGTTGTTAGGAACCTCCATAATGATCTTATGATACTTGCGACCAGATTCGATCACAAACTTATACACAGGAGCATCATAGCCACCGACAGTGCCATGATTACGATCCTTGAAGTTCTGCTCCAGCGCATCACACAGCATGAGAGTGTACTTACGAACATTCAATTGAATGGTGTTGCGGGCATCCTGAGTGGCGCAGTAGTCGGAGAAGGTGGATCGCATTGGTTGGTTGCGTATGAACGTATTATAAGGGCATATAGAAGCGTTTCAGGGCATCCTGTGCAGGTTATTAGACTGTCACATCAAGCATTGCCCAACGATCAATATTGGATTGATAATACTTATTAATCACATTTGTTGCCACTTGATTACATTCGCTGTCATTAAATCCCCATTGAGTATATTGTATACAAAAATCATAAATTCTCTTCTGTGCATAAACTGGACTAGTGGTGGACGATAGAATCTCAGAAAATTCTTTATTAATAATATCAATCACAGAATCGGGAGTGTCAATATAACACTCCCATTCACTACGTTTGATGGAGACTTGTTCGCGTGTGATAATCATTTGTCGTTGATAGAACCAGCAGGGATTTCTTCTTCTTTCATATAGTTCTCATCCCAAGAGCGGGTATTGTAGCATGTCCACCCAGCACTTGTGAAGAGATAAGCATACTCTTCACCACAATTATCTGCAGTTTTGAGATACTCACTCTTATTTTTGTTCAGTTCAGGTGCATTTTCATCAATAGTCTCTCCACGGGAAGTATAGTAAAGAGGACCAGTTTCAGGAAGAGTTTCATTCTGCCAACCAGCATTAGTGTGGAGAGCACTAATGTTACCACCGTTAATAAGTTGAGTCACTTTCTCCTTCGTATCATAGAATTCGCGGAGAACTTTGCCATTGAAAGAAGGATAACCATCCCAGTGGCAGTAAACAGAAAGAATAGAATCATCACTCAGTTGAATACCAATTCGAGAACGAGTGCCCATAATGAAAATTTAAATGAAGTGATACAGGGTGACCAGCGCCTGTGTTTGGTTTAGTCCCGTAGGAGGTCAGTGATCTCTCAACCACCTTCTTAATATACATGAAAAAAGGGGGTCGAAACCCCCTTGTATGCCACCTATTTAACTGTCACAATCAATCGTCGTAAATCAAACATTCGGGTTCTGATGGGTTTTGATCACAGAATAATTCCAAATAGTTCGGATCGTGATGATCTCCTGCTTCAATTTCTTCTTTATGGTGTTCAGCATATTCTTCCAAATCATGCAATTCACCTTCAATATGGCGGCGCATTTGAGGTGACACAGTAGGATCTTGAAGAATGTCTTTATCCTTTTGGATGTGTTGTTCGATGCTATCCATTAAGCATATTTTGAATGATGTACCTATTTATTATAGTCAATCTTCCAATGGTCCGCAAGTTATCCATCCTTTTGCATTAGTTGCCTGACCTTTTAGTGAGGTTTTAAGATTTTCTACCATAGATTCTGCAAATGCTTCCATTCTTTCTGGATGAATAGCACGAATATCTGCCTGTTCCAAGGCAATTTTCATGCTTTTTTCTTCTTTTTTGGTCAGTTTTTTACCATTTTTTGGAAGAGTCATGGATTTTTCTTGATTACTGTAGTATTTTAGCATTCCAACACAATTATATACCCATTTCTTTAGATTTCCTTTATGTTTGATTTACATTTCTAAATCACATATCATCGGTAAAAGTACCAAAAAATCCACTACTCCCAGAATTACGTGTTTCAAGTTTATCTAAAATTGAATCAGTATTTTTGATGATATCAATTTTAGTAATCATTTCAGCAATAGCATTACATACCATCGGTCTTTCTTGTCTAGCAGCAAATGCAAGTGCATTACGAAGTGATTGTTCAGCATCACTCAAAGATTCGGTTACAGAATTTGAAAGTGCCACGTTTTATACCTCCTCAGTAAAATTTTGTATTGCAGTTTCAACTAAAGTTTTTATTTCTTTAGATGACATACCATTTAAAAATGACCACTTTGGATCATCTTTATCCCATTCTATACTAAAAGATCCATCTTCATTTTGATGAATTTTTAAACTATCAACAGTCATTATCTTTGTTAAATTGTTTACGACATTTTTTGACTTCTTTGAGTTCATTTTTAATCATTTGATAAGCATCTTCTGGAGAAATTCTCTTTGACATCTCCATGGCAGTAATGACTTCTACTCTGGTGCCAAAGTGTTTCAATGCTTCTTCAAAGCAATTTAATTCTTCATACATCACCAATACCCCTAATTTTTTCAATTAGAATATCAATTCTGGCATCAAGTGAGTTCCAACATTCGTGCAGAGAATTAGTCTGTGAAATGTTTTCTTCTTCTAATAATTTGACACGATTTTCAAGTTCTTCTATCTTATCAAGAATAGAATCGATTGGTGGTTGTTCTTTGATACCCCACTTTTCAAAGAACCAGTAGGGATTAGGTTTAGTCATGAGTATTATGATAAATGTTAAGTTTATGTATTTCTTGTGTAACCCAAATCATCTCTTGTTGAAGTCTAGAAATTTTGTCTTCATGTGACTTTAACCAGTCATCATTAAAGTTTTGTGCGTAATTTTCTTCTATTTTATGCTCATGCCCTATCCATTCTGGTGGGGTTGATGTCTTCCAAGGATAGAGTTGATATTCTAACTCAGAAACAATTCCCCACAACCAAACACGGATTGAATAAATCACAACTTACCACCAACGACTCCACTATTTACAACACGAGTGTAATCATCAATCGTTCCATCTTGCAGTGCTTTGAGATGCCAACGTGTAACATTTAGCACTCCTTCTTCTGTGCCACCAGTGATAAAGTGCTGACCAAGAGGATCTTTCAGAATACTTGTGTATAATCCAAAGCGAGTGGTTTTGATGTAGAAAGTATCATCAATCCACTCTACATCTTCGGGAATGTTCTTTTCAACAGTGCCACCAAAAGAATCTTGAAGGCGTGGTTTTCTTTTTTGTTCTTGTTTTGTTTGTTCCATTAGGTTCTCCCATAATCATCTTCTAATCTAATAATATCACATTCGTCACAAATATCACCTAGTTGAACTTCAACAAATTTGATACCTTCTTCACCAGCAGTTAATCTATGAACTACATCTTTATCAATATGAATATAGTCACCACGTGAAACTTGCCATTTACTATCATCAATGGTTAATGAACCATACCCTTTAACTATTACCCAGAACTCTTCCCTATGCTTATGTTTTTGCAGAGAAAACTGGAGGTGTGGTTCAATGTATATTGTTTTAATTTTATAAGGGTTATCCTCGTTTTCTTCATGTACAATATACCACCCCCAAGGTTTCTCAGTTTTTTTCACAAGTCACAACACTCCCCATTTACCATAATGCCACCAGGACATGGATTCTCAAATGGTTTATTTTTATACATTGCATTAGTAGATTCACTATTCGATTCCTCAATTTTTTTGTTAAAACCGAAAGGTCCTTCTTTTTCTTCAAGTACAAGTTTCAATGCAACACCACCAATTGCTTCCATAACCCTAAGGATATCTTCAGCCTTTGCGTTCTCGCCAAGTTCTTTGGAAATATACCAATACTTTGGCCAGAATGTTTCACCTGCTTTTTGATAATCTTCAAGTGTTAATAGTTTCATTTTTTCTTCATCAGGTCTGGATGTGGGGCATAAAGTGGTCCTTGATAATTTCTAGGAACTTTTACCTCTTGGTCTTTTTTTGAACTTTCATGCAGTTTTTTCACTGCGGCAACAACTTCTGGAGTTTCTGTCCACTCCCATGTTTCACCACCTTTTCCAATAAATTGTTTTTTAGTCATACTACTTGTTAATTATTTGATAGTTTGAGAAGATTCATAATGTAATCCAACGTTCATTATTAAGAGTCCATTGTGTAACTTCTGCAATACGTTCCCGAACGGATTTAGCAGGAACCCATCCCAATTCTTTCATTTTATCACCATCTAGAGCGTAACGCAAGTCGTGCCCAGGACGTGAAGAATGAAAGTCAACTAATTCATAAACTAGGTCTGTTTCTTGGGCTTCTGCGATGATTTTTGCGAGTTCCAAGTTGTTGAGTTCTTCTGCTCCAACAATGTTAAACTTAGGACATTTAGCGTTACCCCAAGTAGGTTCAAACTTACCCTCATAGTTCAGTAGAAATAGAATAGCAGATGCAACATCTTCGGCATGAATATAGTGACGTGAACCAGGAATAGTT